ACGCGAAGGGGGTCCCGATGGACGCCCCCCTGGCGGAGGACCCGCGGCATTTTTCTATGGTGAGAGTCGAATGAACGCATCACCTGACCTGCACCTTCACGCATCGCAGTCCAAACAGACCAGTTCGCCTGTACTCGCACTTTGCTGCCTTCTGTTGGACTGCGACTGACTCTTGCTCTGGTTCTTGCTGTGGCGCCTCTGGCTCTGGCTGCGCTTGCCTGTACTTTGCTGGCTCTACTTCGACTTCAGCAGACCGGCTGCGTGCTGACTTCAGCATGGCTCTGGCATCATCTAGGGGCATGACTCCGACACGGCGAGCCACCTCCACACCTTCCTTGATCACGATCGTGGTGGGCAGCGTAGTGACCTTGTGAACGAGGGCAAGCGACCGCTGCTTGTCGTAATCGATCCTCCGAACAGTTACACCTTCGCTTTCGAGCGCCTCGAGGACTGGCTTCATGCGAGCGCAGGGGCCACACCATGCCGAGGTGAAGGCAAGGACTGTGATGCTCGGCTGGACAACAGGCTCGGCCGGGGCAACCAGCGGAGCGAACGACGGGAACACGCTCGCCGGCTGGTACGACGGGAACTGCCCGAGGGCAGCGAGAATGACGATCAGCGATGGCGACATGGTAGGGCTCTCCTGGTTTGAATGGCCACCGTCCGCAGTCGGTGGCCCGCTTCTGTGCGGCTGACTTGCACTCGCCCAATTGGATCAGACGCTGCGGCGAATCTCGGCCAGGCGGTTACGAGTTGTACCTGGCAGTCCAAACCGTCCAGAGGTCAGCCTATCTGGTATGGTCAGCCTATTCTGGAACTCACCCCGATGCGAGCATGTGGAGGACTGCAAACAGATGGATGTCCGGCGTACCCTTGCCTTCCTCGAGGTAGAAGAAGCCGTCGTCTCCATAGTCCGCACCCCAGGAGTTGCGCCCGCAGATGGCGAATCTACCGCGGCCGAGATCCTGGGCGTGGAGACAGTAGGCCACCTCGTGGCTCCACCAGGTGAACCCGGCAGCGCCGGCCAGGTTCCGGAGAGCCATGGTCATGGCCGCATCGAAGGCCTTGCCATCCGGGAGTAGACCGTCCGCCCATTCGACAACGCGGTACTTGAGCCGCTCAGTCTCCCATGCAGGGTCCCAGCGGCTCGGCGTGCGAGAGTGCGTCTTGTCCATCATGGCAGCCGGACACGCTCCAAACTCCACATACTGCTGGAGATCGTCCTCAGGGTAGGCGCCGTCGTTCCGCCAGCCGGTGACCGGGCCGCCGATCGATTCGGCCGACAGCATGACGTGGGGCTGGTTCTGAACAAGCCGGTGGCACATGACCGCCATGGTCGGGCCGTAGGCGTGGCAGTAGTTCAGTCCATCCTGGTCCATGCAGGGGACCTTGGCACAGATGTCGCGGAGCCATGTTTTCTCCGCGTCCTTCTTCCTGATCAGGTCGGGCCAGTCGGACCGCGGTATCAGGTCCTTCTCGTCCATGGCAGCAGCAACGTCACACTGGCCGAAGGCCGTTCTTCGCGGCATGGCGGCCAGGTAGCGCGGCCCGCCGAAGTCGACCACCAGGCCATCGCCGCAGTGGTCCTTGTAGTTGTTGTCGTTGATGAGCAGATAGGGCATTGCCGTATCCTCGCTTGGTGGTTACTTCTGACTGGTTCCTTCGACACCGCGGGCGATTCGATCACGCGTCCGCTTCTGGAGCCACATCATGGCTTCCTGGATCTTGGTCAACGCGATGGCGTTCTCCCGACAAGCGTAGTCCCCGGCTTGGAAGGAGATCAGCCGATCCTCGACGATGGCGAGCAGAGCCTCGTTGCTGATGCCGTTGATTCCAGCCTCGGCGATTGGCCCGTTCTGAAAACGGATGTCACAGTGGACAAAATCCGCGACAGTGCTGATGACATATCGGTGGCAGGCTCCGCCGGCTCCCGGTTCGTCCAAGACCTCGATCGTGAGCGCCTCATTCAGTCCTGGCACTTTGTGGCTCGTGACTTCTCTCATGGCGATCACTTGCCTCCGAATTCCTTGAGCTTGGCCAGCATGGCATCCGCAGTCGTCGGACACGGGCCTTCGTAGGTCGCCTTGCCGTTGTCGATGATGAGCCAGGGCGTTGTCTTGCCCCTGGCCCTGGCGATCACCGCCTGCCATGCGGCCGGCATGTTGGCTCCAGTGTCTTGCGATAGATCGAGGAATCGCCACGCCGGCTGGCCGTCGACTACTGTGCAGTGGGAATCCAGGTACGCACGCAGCGCCGGGTTCGTCATGATGTCGGCTTGGGCCTGGTTGACCTGTACCTGGTCGCCGGACTCGTAGCTCAACAGGACACTGAGCGCCCCGGGCACGGGCACGGGCGGTATTGGATCATCATCACCGCCCTCAACGGTAAACGAAGCGGTGGCATCGATCATGCCCATGCCCAGCAAACTCTCGATGGTACGCTTCGCGCCCGATGAATCGAGGATCTCGATTTGCTCCGTGTGAACCCATACGCCGTTGTACTTGGCAGTGTGCTGCCCCGGGCCGGCCCACACGTGCATCACGGTTGGGCTGACTGCCAGGGCCTGGACGCCATCGCTGAAGACCCATCCGTTGCCGTACACGCGGGCGCCGGCTGGAATCTCAGTGTTCAGCGTCGCGACGATCGGCGAATGCTCCTTGGCGGTTTCTGGAGAAACCGTGATCACGGCCGCTGATGGCGGGATATTGGCCAGAGTGACGTTGGACAGGTTGACAGACAGTTTCGAATGGACAGCCGCGTCCTCCGCGAAGGCGCACGGCGCGCACAGCGCCAGCATGAGGATGGCAATCAATGGTATTGCGAAGCGTTTCATGGCGTTCTCGGTTGTTGTTGGAACCTGGAAAGATCCGATCCGCGGCATCCCTGGCCTGACACAGGAGAGCCAGGGATGCCGCTGGAAAGGAGAGTAATCGATCACACGCTGAAGATCTGGATGAGCTGGAGGATCAGCGGCATCATCTTCTCAAGGAAGGAGATCAGCGCGCTGAAGAACTCCTCCCAGTCGCGTTCTCCGACTGCCTCGCGAAATGCTACCGGCTGTTCGGCCACCATGGCCGCCGCGACCTGAGCGGCTGCGGTCTGCGAATCATCGGTAACGAGCGAGCCATCCCGGTGCAGTTTGCGGGCGATACGCACCGCATTGCCGAAGGTGAGCCCGAGCTTCCGTCGCTCAAGCACTCCAAGACGACCGACGGCTTGGTCTTGATCCGTTTCCGTTTCAGTACTCATACACTCTCCTTCAGAACATTGAACCTTGGGCCATCGAACACTGGCCCAAACAGGCTGACAGCGAGCCAATTCCGATTGGCTCCAAATTCGTAGTAGCCGCCGGCTCGCATCCCAAGCCAGAAGATGTGGGCGGCAGTGATCGAGTCGCACAACCGCGGCAACGTGTCGTCGCACATTCGGTCGTGAATCACGGACGCGCGAAACGCTCGCGGCTCATCCGGCGGGCAGAGCCACCAAAGCCAGCGAGGGACCGACAGGCCGTTGAACACATACGGCGCATCGACAAACCAGTGGTTGCCGGCGGGATCGACAAACAGTACCGGCTCCAGGATCGTGTAGCGACGAGTAGTCCCATGGTGCCGCACATCCAGATCACCAGGCTGCGTTTTGAGCGGCGCGAACGACTGCGGGTCCGCGAAATACCCGTACGGGTGATAGTCCTGATCGTGGACGATTTGCGGCACCATGGGACGTTGACTCGCGAGATTACAGCTCGATGTAGGATCCGACCACGTTCACTGGCTGGGCACTTGACAGGTTGATGTGGACCGCTGTGTTCTTGGTGGTTGTCGGAGGCATGCAACCGAAGGGGCCTGGTTCAAAAACAAACCCCTGGTATCCGGCAACACCGGTCTTGTCGATTGGGAACGTCCCGGTCGAACACCCCGCGAGATCTTGAGCACCGGCGTGAAAGTAAGCTTTGACCTTTTCGGTCGCTTCATCTGTAGCCAGCACCTTGCACGAAAGCAGCAAGAAGGTGTGGTCTGCATCAGCAGCGATAATCGGGTTGTCGCCGCTGAGTTTCGCCGTCACGTTGAAGTAACGGATTGTCTTTGGCAATGACCCGTACATGGTGTAACCGGACTGATCTTCGGCCGGCGCGCGGTACGCGAGGTAACCGACGATGATCGAGACAGCCAGTATGAGGATTGTGCGTGCTTTCATTGAGTCTCCTTCGCTTTGTCTTTCTCTTTTGGATCGACCTTGATGGCCTCCAGTTTCAGCTCGGTGAGCTTGGCCGCGGCCGAGCCCGAGAACTTCGAATCGTCGGCAGTTTTGCCCTTGCCCTTGGCTTCCTTGTAGATAGCCGCCTTCTTGGACTTGGTTTGCTCGGCCAGCAGGGCCGCAAATCTGGCCGCTTGGTCTGCGGTCATCCTCCACGAGCACACGTAGTAGGTCTGTTTGCCCGTCTCGTCCTGATACCTGATCGCAAACGTATTCGCCGCCCTGGGCCCGGCCACTGCAACCGCAGCAGCGTTGGCCGCTGCGAGCTGATCCTCGGCGACAACGATGAGCTGCTGCTCTGTGCGTGGTCGTGGGGCAGGCTTGGTGGCTTTGGCGTGTGCCGGCTCGGCGGCCAGGCATGCGAGTGCGATTATCAGAGCGTGCATGATTTACCTCAAGGGGACAACTGGTAAACGGATTGAAGCCATGCGGTCACGGTCGCGCGCTCGGCGCTGCTCAGCACCTTGTTGTAGACAAGGACGGCAGCAATGTCCCCGTTATAGAACGCACTGTTACCAGCACCGTTCGCGCCGATCTTGGGCGTGCTATCAAGCGTGGTCGCAACGTACGCGAAATCGGACCCCAGTTGCGTGCCGTCCCGGAACACCTGCCCGGCCGTGCCGGTGGAGTTCAACGAGTAGCACAGGATTTGCGGATCGGCGGTTGCGTTCCCAGCCACCGTGAATGCTGAGTTATTGTACACCCCAGTCTTGCCGCTCGTGTCGGTCAAGTGGACTGCATACAGGTCAGCTCGCCCAAGAATGTACTGGTACGTCCCAGTCGCCACGTATGGATCGACCACCACGAAGATCGTGTAGTCGCTTGCCGTGCTGCTGATCGTTGGCAGCGACAGGAAGTCATCGACCCCATCAAACCGCACGAGGTTGCGCCCGCCGATCGCCGCGACCTCTGAGCAGAATGCCGGATACTGTGCGAGCGTCGTGGAGTAGGCGTGCCGGCCGTTGCCGCTGCGGTCCATCCAGTAGCTCACCTGCCCCTCGGTGTAGTTGATCCCCGTGGTCTGCGTCGGCGTGCCCTGCGGGGTCAGGTCCAGGTTACTCGGGCCTGAATCGTCGCCAAGGGAAGCTTTGTCGTCGAACTCCCACATAGCCACAATGTCTTCGGCCAATGCAGGCTGATCAGCCTCGATCTCCGCCCACTGCCGCCACGCCCCGTCATTGTAGAGGTAGGTTGTTTCGGCTGCGGTCATGAGTCGATCGACGTATCCGCAGTTGTCGATGATTCCGCCGAGGTAGTAGAACGCCCCGTCAGAATACCGGCCGACAGTGAGCAGCCCGGGCGAGCAATTCCCGTTGTTAGCGGAGATAGATGTGGAGATGTAGGTCACGTCGTTGACCTTGACGACGACGAGCCCGTCGCGGTCGAATGTGGCAGTGATAGCATACCACTGGCCCGGTTGCACAGTCAGCGTGGACGTAGCCGTGGCCCTCGTGCCCCCGTCGTTGAAGTCCACCCGTACCGCGCCGGTAGGATTAACGAATAGCCATATGTAGTCCGTCCCTGACGCCGAGATTGTCCCGCCAGAGAATATGGTTGCGTAATTCGACCCAGCAGGGAGCGAGTTCAAGTAGAAGGCACCGAACAAACTGAAGTCACCCGTTCCAGGATTGAATGCGGTGCCTGCGTAATTGAAGCATTGAGTACCAACCAGCGATGCCGCAAAGTTGCTGTCCTGGCTCCGCCCTCGCACAATGCCCGCGACGGGCAGGATCTCGGCGGCGGTGAGGGTCACGGAGTCGATGAAGATAGACTTGCTCGTGCACGTCGCCCCGGACCGGCCTAGCAACAGTATGTAATTGCTGACATATCGCGTTGTCCCAGTGTAGGCGGCGTACTCAGTCGTAAGTGGATGCGCATTGCCAGTGATACCACCAGCGAACAAGGCAGGCGTTTCTCCGGTGACGCTCGATGCTTTGGCGTAGACGGTGTAGGAATACAGCTTGCCCGCGGTGCCAGTGCCTGAATATACCGACACGCCGCTGTCTGCCGAATCCACTTGCAACGCCAACGCATGGCTTCCGCTGTACGGTGCCGCATCCTCGCGGTAGATCAGACTCGACCCGGAGACGGATTCCGTCCAAGAGTCGGCATTGCTGGGCACTTGCTGGATGGAAACGCTGTCGATGGTCCAATCCGCCGGGGCAGTGTTCACTGCGGTGAACTGCAAGTATGCCGTTGCGTCTGTGCCGGTCGCAATGAAATAGGTGTCTATCGGGGCGGCAGGCGTGGAAGAGTGGGTCACGTTGTAGCCGAGATTCGGGCTTCCATCGACGCCCCCGGCAACCGCGACTGACAGGTTGCCGCTGGTGCGAGTCGGGGTGTACCTGATTCGATACACCGCCCCGGACGTGACAGAGAATGCCGTCGAGTATGCGATGCAAACGGATGGGGGTGCCGTACCATCACACGCCACGTGCAACGTGTCTCCGGCTCCGGCCTCGAACGTATCCCAGGGATACGTTTCGTTTTTCGTCCACCCGGAAATCCCGCCAGTGAAATTCCCATTCGCGACCAGCTCTGCCGCACTCGGCACCGTCCACGACTCGAATCCACCGTTATTCACGGCTGCGGTGGTAATGGCTTTGAGGGAAATGTCATCGAAGTAGACTACGGCTCCTGATGTTGCATTGCCGTAGAGAAAGATTTCAATCACTTGTGACTGTGGATTCGTGAAGTCAACAGTCACCAGTGTGTAATTGGTTCCGGTCACATTGGAGTTCGCGACTCCTACAATATCTCCGCTACTGCTCCCATACACCCTGTATCGCGAGCCATTCGTGCTATCTCCGTGAGTCCAAAAGGATAGGCGATACGCCCCGGCAGCTAGAGTGGCTGTGTCGAAATACTCTCGAATGTTGGCGTTGTCTCCAGTCGTAATCTTCAGAGCATTGCCAGCCGCAGTATGTACATCGGTCGCCTCTCTAGCGATCGCACCCGTCCCAAGATTGTCCTCATACCAGTTATTGAGGTTCGTGTCCGATGCCCAACTATCAAGGTTGCCATTCGTCAGCAACTCGCTTCCGTAGACAGTCGGGCTGATTATTGGGCTCGCCGAGAACGTGAGGTCATTACTGCCCCAGCTATCGACCCACGGAGAGCCATTGAAGTCCCAACACGATACGGGGCCCCATCCCGCTGCCGCTGCGGCCGTGAGGTCTAAATCTTCGCCAAGCCTGCCCGCCCCGTCGTTGTAGGCCCAGGCGATGATGTCAGATGCTACTCCACTGAGATCTGCAGCTTTGAAAAACATCAGGGAGTCAAGGCGGCCGTCGAAATGCCACAGGGGGCCTGGAAAAACTCCTGCCATAAATGGTTGCGACGAATTTATTTCGCCCGCTTGAGGAGATATATCAAGCGTCAGGACAGGCGTTGTGTTTCCATCTTTATACACGTTTGCCGACCCAGATCGATCGAATGCCAATGCAACGTGACACCATGTATTGGTGATAATTACTCCGGCAGTGCTGGTTGCTGACAACCTCGATCCGGTACCATCACCGTAATACAGTGTGAGCGATCCATTGGCGTTCGCGACGAGTGCATAACCAGCCGAAAAACTACCAGTGGCACCATTGGCACCTTTGGAAAATAGGCACTGAGAATTACTCAGGGATGTAGAGTAGACATAGACGGATACAATGCAATCATCCGTCCCAATATCCAACCCTGTCTGACTCGCGTCGGCAATCTTGAGCCACGACTTGTCCGCCGCCACGAACCCAGCCGCGGCGTCCTGCCAGCAGTAACCGTCTGAGGCATCGAGCCAAAGGGCAGGCTGAAGCTTCGCGGGGAGATTGCCGTTGCCGCCACCGATGATCCCGCTCCCTGGGAACTGGGCCGGCGCCGGAGTGGCCGTGAGTAACAGCAGCAGTAGAATTGCGATCGCTCGCGTCGAGCTCGCCAGCCAGGACATCAGCGACGTGATCGCCGTAAGCACAGCAACGATCACGGCGGCCAGACTGGATCGGTGCGACCGCTTGATTGACCTTGCCGGCACGCCAAGTCGCCGAACCTGCCGCTCAATCTGCATGAGCTTCTGATCATGCTTGGCCTGGATCGAGACCAAACCCTCTCGCCCGTTGCCGTGCAGCTCGGCAACGCACCGGTCGATCTTCGTCCTACACACCTCGCAAATCCCGATCTGCCGCTGCAGCTCGCCACGCAGTTCGCCGATCTCGTCCAGCCTGGTGTGGACACGGCGCAGGCTCGCAAGGATCTCGATAACGGCAGGGGAGTCGACGGGTTCCGGCATCGTGCAGCTCCATCTCGAACCATTGATTGGCCGGAGCTGCCGGGCAGAGTGCCCTAGAGGCGCGCGACCGACCGTACTTGCGAACACAACGATTCGCACAGCACGGCGGTCCCAACACCGAGGAGCATATCAGATCACCGGCTCACTCGTCAACCTTCTGTCGGGTGGCCAACCGGTAGAGACGCTTGCTGAATTCGTGCAGTTCACATCGCTCGCGAGGTGAAGAGTACATGAGTCCCTCGGCCCACTTCAGGATCTCGATGGAAAGGGCCGCGTACTCATCATCCTGCGAATCCTGGGTGACCTGCTCGATCGCCCACCGAATCGCCTTCGCAGCAGTCCGCTCGCCGGACAAGCACTTGAGTTGGTGGATCCGTCGCCGCAAGTCGTCATCGACACGGATCGACAAACGTGCGGCTGCCGGAAGATCGCCGCCGTTTTTCGGGCTTTGCTCGGGCCCAACGCTTCTAGCTCCTGAAGCTGCTTCCATTTTGCCGCCTTTCTGCTGGTGATGATTACAGCTTGACCCGCTGCCCATCGCAGAGGACGGTCAGAAACGGGACATCTCCGTATCCAATCACTCTCCAGTCCAATGGGTGAGCGAAATATGCCAATCCGCATCGCGGGCAGAGCATTGACCCATCCACACGGATCCCGTTTGGGTCCCCGGCCACCGGCGGGTATTGCTCCATCCCGCATCTTTCCATTGAGCGACCCAGGATGATCCGCTCCACCTTGCCAAACCTGTCCCTCGCCTGCGGATCAAGGGATGCGGCCAACTCATCGAGATTCATACCGGACTCCTTCTGGGTACCGAACAGGACTACCTGCAGGCGGTAGCGGCCGCAACCTCAAACACGGTCCGACACTTGGCCACCAGGTCGGCAATGGCTCGCGGATCGTGAAACACCAGGTTTGCGTAGCACACCTCGCCGTCCGCGGTCGTCCAGGTCGCCCAGTTGTCGCCGTTGAAAGCAAATACCTGGCCGCCGGCTTCCTGAATCAGTTTGGAGTCGCGTTGCCGCTGTGTCTCGCAGCGGTGGTCGGCCGCCACCCACCGGCCATCCCGCTCGACCAGCAGCAGCCGGATCGCGATGCCCTTTGTGGAGAGGGCCCGGGCCGGATCACACTCGACACAGATCCACTCCCCTTTGTGGGTGACGGTCCAGTCGATGCCGCCGCAGCTCGGGCAGGGTACGTGCTCCTGGCCGACCAGGGCCTGGATCTGGCTCGATGTCAGGAGGGAAGGACGATTGTTGGCAATGTTTTGGATTCTGCTCATGAGTCTTTTGCCTGGTGATCACGCAAATGATCAACAGAAGTCCTTTGGTATCAATGAATTGCTCAAATACTCACGATGATCATGGATTTCACAGCTTCCTATGGGGAAGACGACGGAACAGCATTCCCACCCACTACTCAACTCACCTCGCCCCCTCTCTCTCTCCTCTCTTTCTCAAGAAAGTAAATAAGTAATAGGGAGTATCTTGTGTCTGTATATAGAGTTACGTTGATCATTAGGGTAAAGACGTACCGAGTAGAATGTGAGCAGAGAAACGTAAGTCGTGTACTCTCAGTCGTTTCTGTTGATTTCTTGGCGAGTAGCACGTCAGAAGTCCGGCTGTGTTTCCTCGTCCGCATCGAGAAAACGCGACTCCACGTAATCCCAGCCCAGCATCACTCCCCATGGTCTGTGGCCGCCGCACTCAACCTGACGCTTCCGGGCTCCTGGAAGCCGGATCAGGAGCTGATCGATCGATTGCTCCGCCCACTGGGTACCCTTCAGCAGGTAGCGGAGGATCACCTGGTGGGCAAGGAATATCCCGCTTCGAGTCGACAGGTCGGATCGAGTGTAGAGCAGCTTCACGCCAGCACGCTCCATAGCATCCAACCCACCGCTGTAGCTGCTCGGGTGCGCCAGGATCTGGGCCACAGACGCCTCCTCTCCGTGGCCGAGGTTCACCGTCGAGCTGAAGATGTCCCCGAGTAAGGCCACCTCATCCTTGGTCCCCTGCTGTGGGTCCTGGCCCAGCCGCTCGAAGATCCCGCCCATCAGGCCGACGGCGCCTGGCTCGTCCAGGCCGCATGTGACCGCCAGCATCGCCACGGGGACGCTGAAGCTCTCAACCACGCGTCCGTGGACGCCTTCGAAGGAATATCCCTTGAGGCGCTCTGCAAGCACGCCTGCTGCGATGGCGTGCTTCACGGCGATCGCCAGCAGCCTCTGGCCAAGGTCGACGATCTGAGGCACAGAAGGGAGCTTCAGGCGACCGCGGCGATCGGCAGGAGGAGTTGCCAGTTCCAGCGCGATGAACCGGTTCCTGTCAGGCGCCCGGGCCAGGCCGATCTCGATCGCCGTCACCCAACAAATGTGGCGGAGCCCATACCCCCTGGAGTTCTGGGAGATCGTGCCCCGATATGTGCGGCTGCCTTTGCTGCTCGTACGGAAGAACTCCAGGATCTGCTTCCGGTGTTTGTCGCTCTCGAACTCGTCGCAGAGGATGATCTTCGAGTGGTTGGCGACGGACTGGCGGATGCCCGCCTCGCTGGACTTTGAACTGAGCATGGCCAGCGGCCCGAACATCGTTTCAAGCACTTCGAACAGGGAAGACTTTCCGCAGTCGCTCGGCCCAGTGATCGACACCAGCGGGCGCCAGTGCCAAACCGACTGGACCCACGTTGCCATGACCAGGCCGGTCAGCAACTCAGGGCAGACTTTCTCAGTGTGCCGCCAGTACCACTGGTCCCAGATGTCGCAGGCGGCATCGATCTGCTCACTGCGCCACGCCGGGTCGGTCGCCAACCGAAAATACTCCTGCAGCTTGTCGAGGTTGTACCACTGGCTGTCTTTGGGGGCGTCCATCTGGATCTTCAGCCCGGCAACACGGGGCCGGCAGATCCGCTCGACGGTCCCGTTGACCACGACGGCCTCCCCTGGGCCAACCAGGACCAGGTTGTCGGCTGATTCTCCCTTCCCTCGCCAGACGCCCTGGCCAAGCTCGACTCCTTCACCGGCCGATTCCTGGCCGGCCAGCATCGCGATCGCCTCGCGCACGGTGTTGATGTGGTACTGGGTTGGCGAACCTCCATCGGCACCGCCTTCGAAGACATGCTGCTTCGCCGACGGGCCGCACATCTGGATCAGATCCACTCGGGTCAACCGGTTCAGGTTGTCGATCCGAACTTCCTTGCCGTACTCCTCGCTGAACACCTTGATCTTCCGATCTGGAAGCTCGCCCAACACGTCCAACCGGAGCTGCTGGCAGATCAGTCGCTCCATGGCCAAAGGGTCGCGCTCCTTCTCGACCAGCTCGCCGGCATCGTTCAGCTTGGTCGGCCGCTTCACGACCTCCGCGGCGGTGGCTAGCTCGAGCAAATCCTGGTAGCTGTGCCCCTCGATCAGCCAGTCGCGGAGATCCTTGCCGTGGTTCGGCTCGATCTCATAGGGCAGACGGACGTGTCGCACCTCCGGGCAGATGTAGCTCAGAGCCTCGGCCCACTTTGAGCCGCCGGCCTGGCCGTCGTGGTCGCAGTCGTGCAGCACGTAGACCACCTTGCCGGCCAGAAGATCAAGATGCTCGTCGGACAGCAGGCCGCCGGTCCCGCTGGAGTTGGTAACCACCAGGTGCTTCGTCAGCAGCTCGGCCGGGATGATCGACTGCAGGGCCAACATGTCGGCGGGTCCCTCGACCTTCCAGACGATCTCGGCCGTCGCGAGATTGCCGAGAGCATACCGGTTCATCCACCCGGCCTCGCTGCCCTCGACGGTCTTGATCTTCACCTGCCTCGCCGGCTGCCCCTTGCCCTGGAACACAGGCAGGGTGCGCCCCGACTTGTTGTAGATCTGGTAGCCAACCGGATCGTCGTCGGCTCCATGCGGCCCGAACACGGGGATCGCAACGCAGGTGAACTTCTGCGTTGTTGCCGGATACCCGGTGATCTGGCCCCCGGCGATCCGCACGGCCCACGGCACGATCGGCGGCTTGTGGGTACACCAGGACCGCACCAGGTTCTCGTTGTAGTCACGGAAGACCAGCTTCTCTTGCGGCGGCTTCTTCTTCCCCGTCGGCGCCTTGATCCCGAGCTGCTGGCGGAAGTGGTTGCGAGCTTCCTTCCAGTCAGGGAATCGGCCGGCACGAACGCAGAACTCGAAGAAGCTCAGGTTCTCGCACTCGCCGGTGAAGCACTTGTAGCGGCCACGGTGCGGATGCTCGCCGGTCAGGTTCACGCCGGCCGATGGTGACCGCTCGTCCGATTTGAACACCTTGCATGACGCCCAGCCGTCAGATGATGGGCCTCCCCGGATATCGAGTCCCATCGACTTGTATTCAGCTTCCAGATCGATCCTGTCGAGGATCTCCTGATTGACTTCCTGCCATGTTGCCATTCGTTGTCACTCAGCATTCGAGGTGCTCAGAAGGTTGCGCGAATAAACAACTGGGCAGTGAGGTTTTTCTCATCGGATAACTACTCCAAGCACCTTGGTTTCCTGTCTGAGGGCGACAAGGCATTCGGCACAGACATCCTTGCTTACGTACTGGATTGTCGCGGTCTCCGTTACCCGACGACCGATCCAGAGAGCACACCATCCCTTGGGATACTTGTGCTTCAGCGATTCTTCGCGACCACATAGGTCGCACGTGTACTGGGTTATCGTGTCTCTGCTCATCCCTTACCTCTTTCTCGCCACCTTATATTATTGCTCCTCGTACCACTCAGCCATCCATGAAGCCAGCCTCCCGCCGTCTGTGTCGCCAGCGTTTCCTTCCGCCATGGCAATCACCTCTTCAACGGTACTTGCACGTTGGCTAGGTATGGAAGGGATCAGCCCATTTTCAGACGAGCAGTGACCGCACACCTCTTCGGTGCAGAGTTGTTCGTTCAGGCTCGAAAACAATCGCTTGCATTCGCAGCATCGTGCAATGTACATCTGCTTTCATCTCCTCGTGGCTCTGCCGGCTTTTGTTCCCGTGCGATTAACCTTCCTTGCTTCCTCCCGCTCCAGCCGCTTGGCCGGGTTCCTGTTGTCGTAGTCGCCACCTTCATCCGGATCGGCGTCGAACGTCCGATGGCACTGATGGCAGTGGTACATTCCCTGTCCGATGAGCTGGACGTGCTTGTCGGTCTTGCACCACGGGCAGCGAAGGATCGGGTAGGTGATGCTTTCGTTCCGACGCTTATGCAGACAGTCCGGGCATACGTTCAGGCCTCGATAGATCGATAGTGATTCCTTTGCCCCGATCCAACCGCAAATGCAGGCGTATTTCATATGGTTCCTTTCCTGGTTACGCTTCTGCTCGATTGATAATCAACACCTCTGGAGCCTCTTTCTTTCTGGCGCCCCGTCCGTTTTGAGCATGTAGCTGCTTGTTCATGGTGTGGCACGCAAACGTCCAGCCATCGTAGAGTTCGCGGACCCGAGGGCAGTCGTACGAGCTGACAACAATTCGAGCGTGCCGGTATCCTCGAAGGATCTTAGCAAGGCGAGCATGGTCATCCTCCTGGACGAACAAGCCGCCATCTGCACTTCCGTGCGAAAACTCATGGAGATACTTGTGATCGCTGCTAACCCCAGGCCGATAGCCACTGCGAGTCTCGCAGGGATACGGTGGATCCACATAGATCGCCGTCCCCTTGCAGTCCTCGAAACGATCCAGAATGGAAAAGGCGTCTCGGCGGAGAATCACCACGTTCTGCAGTCGGCGATGCCAGGCAGGGAGGGAATCGACGGCGTTTCTCCATCGCACTGTGGGTGAGCCGCCGTTCTTCGTCCACCTAACGGCAATCTGGTAGTCCATGCGTTTGGTTCCCGCGGTCCCGTTGCGGCCCATCCAAGATGCCAGGAAATACCAGTAGGCCCGATCTATCGAGTGCTCAAACGTCGGTCCCTTGTGGTGAAGCAGCAGGGATAGCGATGAGGCGTCATCGAGAACCTCCTTGGCGTGTTTGAGCAGGTCTTCGGACACAACTGCAGCCTGCAGTCTCTCGTAGAGCGCGGGCGCTGCCTCTGGATCTGCAATCACCCGAGCTAGATTGATCAGATCACCATGAAGATCGTTTACAGTCTCCTTCTGGGCTGGTTCCTTCGACAGAAGCACCGCCATCGAGCCACAGAACGGCTCAAAGTATTGCGAGTGCGGTCCAAGCTCTTGCACGATCGCCGACGCCAGCGTCCTCTTTGAGCCAAACCATGGAGCAATCGCTTTGATCTTCATGCTCGCTTCCTCCAAAACATCTCCAAGATTTCAAACGTCGCCATCTCCGCGATCCGCCGGCTCCCCATGGTGAACCAGTGGATATTCGGGTAGTCCTGGCTCCAAGAGAACACCGTTGCCCACACGGCTCGCGGGTTCATTTCCGAGACCCATTTTGGCCGAAACTCCGCTGGCCGCATGATCTCGTACCAGTGGGCCTCAACCACAACAGCCGCGTACTCCATCTGCGCCATCCGCTCGAACTCGGCCATGAATCGCTCGCGTCCATTGCCGAGGGTGCCGAACAGGTCTTCCAGCGTCTTCCGCTCGACGCATACCCTGTCCTCGAAACCAGCCAGCGTGTAGTCACCGGTCTTGATGGCGGCGAACTCGATCGGGACCACGACCAGGCCGCCACCGTCAGTCAAATGAGCAGGGATCCGGGTGAACCCGTAGTCCGTCCCGTGTGCCCGCTCGTTTGAGCTGACGACGATCGTAAAATCCACGAACTTGATTTGTCCGAGATTCTTGCGCGACATGGCTCAACCAGCCTGTATGGCTGCAACAGCTTCCTCAATGGGAGTCTTGGTGTTTTTCCCGAGGCCCTTGATTTCGCGGTGCCACCACTCATTCTGATCTCGCATGTGGGAGATCAATTTCCCGACCGTGTCGAAACCGGCGTTCTCCAGCATCGTAATTTGCTTGTCGGTGATCTTCTTCGAGTGAAGCTGCAGTGCCTCGATCCCAAGATTCTCCAAGTCCGGCGGGATCTCCTTCTCGGCATCATCATCGTCCGGCTTCTTGGCCAACAGCGGCCGCTCGGAATCCTTGATGGATTTGTTGGCGAACTCGGCCAGGTCATGCGTGTAGCATCCATGCCTGGCGACAACGTCCTGAAACTCCTCGATGTCGTGCTTCCGGATTCGGCAGACAAGACGGCCATCCTCGTTGAACTTGGGCTCGCCGTTAGAATCCATCGTCACTTCACAGTGGCACAGCTCGTGGTCGATCAGAGCCAAGCGTTGCTTCTCGTTCAGGCCACCCTTGTTCCACGCCTCGTGGTTCAGGAGCAGCACGAAGTCGAATTCGGCGAGCTGCCGGTCGAGGTCCGTGCATTTCTTCGCTCGGCCCATGGTCATCAGCCCGTCGGCGTTCGCCGCCCAGCCGAACCGCCAGGCAATCGCGATCTTCACGTCTTGCAGATGCTGATGGTGCTTCTCGATCAGCCCCTCCATAATCCGGTAGGGCTCGGTCACCTGCCCCGCATGTTGCCGTTTGAGCAGCTTCACGGGGACTTTCTTCCGCTTGGGTTTTCCCGACTTTCTCTTTCCCATCGATCACAGTCCTTTCTTGATAGTGGTGGTCAAAAACTCGACTCTTCTTCGCTCGGCATCCTCAAGTGACGCCTTGTAGGACTTCCCCCAGCCGTAGCAGGTGCCAGGTTCAATCGCAGAGGCGGTCTTGGTGATGCTCGATCCGTGGTACAGGATCATGCGACATTTCGCGGCAATTCTGAGCACGCAATAGTAGGTAATCACGCTACCACCTCCCATTGTCGGAATACATCAACCATCCGCAGATCCTCGATCTGCTCTCGCAGGAACGTCTTGCGATTCCACATGTTCGACTTGCGGCACATGTCCTGCACAAGCGCCCGCTGTCCAATCGTCACACAGTAGCCTTTCGCTCGGGAAATCGCGGTGTAGATCCAGTGCTTGTCGCATAGCCGGCGGGCGCCGCTGTACGGATCGATCACGATCACCACGACGCCAAACTCACTTCCCTGACTCTTGTGGACGCTCATGGCGTAGCCTAGCTCCCAATTGCACCCAGTGTCACTGTCGTCGCCGTCGCCGTCCTTTGGCTCCCCGCGAGGGATGCGGATCCGGTGTTCTGAGATCTGGACGGTAGCGTTCGTGTATCGTGGGGCAGACTCGTCAACCTCGGCCATCTCGCCGTTCATGACGCGGACCTTGCCATCGCCATTTGCTACTGATACATCGCCGTTCTTCGTGCAGACGATCTTGTCCGACTCGCGGAAAGGGGAGCCCTTGGCCTGGTGGCCATGCGGGTTGAGCAACCCCTGCAGCAAATCGTTGAGCGCCTTGCGGCCCAGCTCCGGTGACTTCTTGTTGATCGGGCACAGGATCTGGTAATCCCAGACCGGATCGCGATTCTCGGCGTCAGCGCCGGCCAGGATCCTGCGGATCTCGTCAATCGTCTGGCTGGAAGTTGTGGTCTCGATGTGGATCAGGTTCTGCCCGGCAGCCAGGTCCAGTTTGTCGTCCCACAGCACCTTCGCGTGGTCGCGGATCGATGCACAGCTCTTCACGATTGTGCCGGCATTGCGGCGGATTTTCTTCAGATGCCCATGGGGGATCCCGGCGGCGATCATGTCTCGCAGCGGCGCACCTGGCCCGACTGGCGAGAGCTGGTCGGGATCGCCGACAAACAGGATGTGAGCGTTCCCCCTGGCCGACAGCAGGGCCGACATCAGCGGAACGTCGATCATCGAGGCCTCGTCCACGAAAATGTAGTCGTACTCAAGCGGGTTGGCTTCGTCGTGTTCGAAGTGCCAGGCTCCATCGCGCGACACCACTCCCAGTGTGCTGTGAATCGTCTTCGCTCGCAGGTGAACCCCGGCCATTGCGAGTGACTCAGACATCCTGACCGCGGCCTTCCCTGTGGGGGCGCAGGCACCGACACGCTCGGGGTTCGGCCCAACAGCGCGGATCACATGGGCGACCGTGAACGTCTTGCCTGTCCCTGGGGACCCCAGCAGACACGATACGACGCCTGCCCGGGCCAGTTCGTACTGCTCGGCCTGGTGCCTGCTCGGCAGCCCGTCATCCTCTTCGTCGCTCCACTGGATCTCCGGCCAGATCGCGGCCTCGGCCTCGGCCTGGTGCAGACAGTTGGCGATGTTGGCCTCGTGCTCGGCGAGTCGCCACTCTGCGACCCATTGGCCGTTGTCGCGGGCGACAATCCGTTCGTTCTCGATCGCCCAGGCCAGCGCCTCGGCCGGCTTCAGGTCAGCTCCCGAAATGCTCGACCGCAGAAACTGCACGACTTGTGTGGTCCGGTGCCAGATGTGGCCTTCGGAGTCCGACCGGACCGCATGCCAGAGACACATCCCCTGTCGGTTGATGGCCCCGGGGTCGCCGCCAAGCTCCAGATACAACCGGTCCGCGAGCAGGAAGCCGACACCACTGAACGTCGTCAGTACGTAGGGATCCTCTAGAATCACAGTGGGCGCAGCAACTCCCCACCGTTGAATACACCGCTCGGACAGGGTGTGAGGGAATCCTCGCTTGCCGAGCAGCCCGGCCAGTTCAAGCTTCGTGTGCTCCACGGCATTGTCGGAGGAGAACATCACGGCCGCCGCCTCTGCGACATCGACAGCAAGGCCCGGAACGCGGCCAACCACCAATTGCGGTTGCGTGCGGACCGTCTCCAGAGAGTCTTCGCCGAACTCGGCATAGATCGCCTTCGCGAGCGCCGGCCCGATACCACGAGCACGGCAGAGGTAGAGCACGATCCCGCGCTCTCCAACTGGTTCGGAGATCGCGAACGAGTTGAAAAAAAACTGCCGGCCATACTTCGGGTGATCGACCCACCGCCCCAGGAACGTGTAAGTTAGCCCGGGCTTGAGCTGCTCGCGTCTGGCCCGGCCCTTGACGATCGTCTTGTCTGTGAGTTCGCCGATGACCGTACGGTTCTCGGGGTCCGCATCCTGGAAGGCAATTTTCTCCCAGGCAAATTCGCCCTTGATTTCGGTTGATTTCATGGCAGACTTTCGGTCAGAACAGCCAACACAAAAAGAAGAGCATCGCAATACCGGCCAGGCACAGCACTAGCTCGAACAGTGGAGAAACTGGTTCTTGCGTGAGGCGGTCGAGCTCTTCGCGGATCTCACTCAGGTTGAATCGTTTCATACCGCACCCCCACCCACGATCGGTCCATCTCACGTGTGAATCTCCGGAAGAACAGCCGGCCCGGCCATAGTGACGGACCGGACCGGCTGCAACGAGAGGAATCAGCCAAACAGATCGGTGCCCTGGGCCCCGGCCACCGGCCCCGTGCTGGTCGAGCCGCCAGCCAGGAACGGATCGGGCTTCGCATCACCCAGCTCGTTGAGCTTGCCCTGGTTTCGCGGATAGTCGCGATGCTTCGGGCTGTCGACGTGAAACAGGTTGTAGTTCAGCTTGGTGGTCATCTTGCCGCTGTCCTTCGGATATTCCTCTTCGACCAGCTTTCCAAGCATCTGCCGTCCAACTGCCGCATTGAAGTCGATCACCGGATTCTTGCCGGCTTCCTTGATGGCCTTCAGTTCCTCGATTGTCGTCAGGCCAACGGCCACCGCAAACTGCAAGGCCTTGTTCTCGGCCTTCGCGGTCCAGGGGAAGAACTCACGATGCGTCTTTCCTTCCTGGTTCGCCTCGCTGTGGGCCAGGACCTCGAAGTCCACGATCATCTGCGGGTTGCCGCTCCCTTTGGAGACGGCGTTCTCGTCGACGTGCGTCACTTCGAGATGGCACTTGCCCGGCGCCGCTGAGTCGAATCCCTCCATCCGATCGGGGTCGTAATCGTTTCCAAACTCTCTTGGCATGTTCAGATTCCTTTGTCAAAAGCACGTTTGAGTTGTTCAACCTGACTTCTGCTGGGAAAACTCCAGTTGGGAGGGAAGCCCAGCACTTCCAGCCCCACATCGAAGACCTTGCCTGCCCCATGCTGCGTTACCAGGCCGTGAAGCTGCCACGGCCAGCGTTTCAGCTCCTCTCGCAGATCAAAAGGGGATGGGAGCGATACCCATCCTTTCGAGTTCGCCGAGCAGGGACTCGACCAGCGTGTCGAGGTTCTGATCATCGAGATCGCAAACGGCCTTGGCCCCGACCGTCGCGAGGATCTTCTCGCGAATCACGCGATCGTAGGCATCCTTGGTAAGCCGCTTCGCCTCGCGGACCTGCTCGCCATAGGCGGCCGCGCTGGCGACCTTCTGCATCCAGCGAATCACCTCGCCGGCCTTTGTTGCCGTCAACAGCTTGAACTGGCGACCTCCGCACCGTGCCTGGAACGATTCCGCGCTAACGCCCGCTTGCTGGAACAAGCTCTTCGCCAGATCGATCTGTTCCTGTCCGGCGAGCGGATTCGCGCCGTCGTTGTCGCGCATCAGGCGAGCCCCATCGTCGTTCGCCTTCGCCAACGAGGCGTCGGCTTCGGCCTTGAGCTTCGCGGCCAGCTCGTCGTCGGCCTTTGCTTTGGCCAGCCGCTTCGCTTCCTGCTGCGCCTGCAGCGCGGCCGTCTGGTCGGAGTTCTGCGGCCGATTGTTCGCAGCGGCCTGGGCGAGCTGCTGCAGCTCGAGCTGGCGGGCCAGGCGTGACACCCGGTTCTCCTCCGTAGCTCGCTCGTTTTCGGAGATCTGCAACTGGAGCTGCAGCCGCTCCTCGTCGGACATCGGCTTCTCAATGATCCGCTCATCGGGCTTCAGCTTCGCGTAGTTCGGCGGATTCGCGATGTATTCGCGGATCGCAGCCACCGTTGCCACCGGCAGCCTGGGCGGCATCAGTTGGATGATCCGCAGTTCACCGTCCTCGATCACCGTGTCTGACAGCCGCTCCTTGAGCACGACAGCCGAGGGCACCGCTGGGACCCTGCCCTCCGAGTCTGGCTCCCGTTCGAGCCACAGGTACAGCGACGCCAACTCGAACAGCGTCTCCTTCCCCTTGGGCTCCTTCTTTCCGCGCACGGGCGTGTTGCCCTCCCAGACCTGCCGTAGGTGAGAGGTGAAATAGAAACATTGAACCTTTGTGGCGAGCTTCAGAAGAATCTGCTTCCAGTGGTCCTTCACGGCCCCCCAGAGCAACCCGCCGGCCTTGTTGACCTGTTCCTTCGACAGGCCGAACTTCTCGCAGTTCTTCTTCACGTAGTCGACCATGCCGGACTCGATGTCTGTGATCGGATCGACCACCCACACATCGTACTGGCGTGGCTTCAGCTTGTTCTCGACCTGGTCGAGGAACCACTCGTACGCGTCGATCGGCTTGTAGTTGTCTCTCTTGATTTCCAGCAACCTGGACGGGACGTCGACCCGTTCGCACCCCGTGCCACCGTAGGTCCCGCCGCTCTTCTCCCAGTCGTGGTAGAGCGTGCGAGGCTTGCCCGCATAGGGGTGCCCCTCTGGATGTGATCCGGGGGCAATGGACAGTCCGAGCAGCGTCTTGCCGCTCTTGTACTCGCCGGTCGCGCCAAACACCTCGACCGCCAGCGGCGATCCACTGGGAGTGTTGGGCCAGAGCCGGCCTTCGGGGATGAGGATCTTGGTTTTCGCCATTTGTGAATCACGCTCCTTTCTTTTGGTCGTTGACGACCTGGAGAGCTACGGCCAACTCGGCCGTCATCACCAGATCGTTCTGTAGATAGGCGACGGCCTGTTCCCGCTGTTCGGGCGTGCCGTGCCACAACACATGGAAAAACGCACCGTCGCCGTTCTTGCGCGTGAGTCCGAAGAACGCGGCCAGATCGTCGAGACTGACCCACGTGCGATAGTCGCCGCACTTCCACGTTTCCATCAGGTCGACAAACATCCTGTCGACGTAGCGGCCGTTCTGGAGGAACGGCACCGGGCGAACGTGGTGAAAGAACGAACGACGAGCACACACCGGCAGATCGAAGATCGACGTGTTGAAGCCGATCATCGGGATGCCCTTGGTCCTGCAGAGCGAAACGACGCCCCAGAAGGTTTTCAACAGGGTCGCCTCGTCCTCGGACTCGCCGCCCGAGTCGATCGCCCAGCCGCCGGTCGCCAGGTCCATGTAGCCGATGGCAAGAATCCTCGCGGTCTTCGCGTCGAGGGCGGCCTCGGCCTTGAACTCAGCGAAAGACTGGTCTTCGGCCGTCACCATCGCGGCTTCGGCTGCGGACCTGGCTGCCTCGAATTTGGATCGGGCTTCGTCACGCTTGGCGGCACGCTTCGCTTCATCTTTCATCGCACCGTATTTGACGGTCGATTCGTCGAACTCGGTGCCGATCAGGTCGAAGTCCTTGATCGTGGTCGGATCAAACTCGAAGAACTGCCTGAGACGCTCATCATCAACCGGTCCGGTCTCGATGTCCCAGACCAGCGGGCCTTTGAAATTGAGCGACTGAATGAAACTTTCGTTGCCAGGATTGGCGAGCCGCGACTCCTCTTGCTGCTGGGGTTGTTGGCTGGCCTGATCACCTTCATCGTCGAACAGGTTCATTGATTTCCTCTCGTTTGACAGAGACTTCCTCGGGGGCGTCGATGCCGATCATCGCCTTGTTTCCCTGGACCTTGATCACCGTGATTGAGATGTCGCCGGTCAACATGATCCGTTGACCGGGCTTACGGGTGAGTACCAACATCAGATTGCCCTCTCGTTGGCATGAGCTACTTCCGCGTCCTGCTTCGGCTGGTCTGGAACGTCGGTGGCGCCTGACTGTGTTCGTCGGGCGTGGTTTGGAGCGTGTCCGTCTCGGTACTCATTCGCTGCGTCTCCTGTCGATTGATAGTCGTCGATTGTTGGTTATCGTTCACGCCAGCGGTACAGCCATTCCGCCACAAAACACACGGCAACCGCCAGTACTACTGCACCGATGAATTCCATTTCACTACCCCGCATTTACTCCCTCGAAATCCCATAGTCTCCAGCGAAAAAATGGCTCCCCTGGCGGCACACGATCGCCTGATACCTCGCGCGATGCCCGCGATCTTCGCATCCTTCACATCCTTGGCCGCCTCGTCCTGCGTCCCGATCCACGAGAGCGGGAGCCGCTTCCATCTGTCTCTGGGCTTCGTCCTGAGCCCTGAGCATCGATTCCATTCGCCACTGCCGATCCATCGCCGCGACCCGCTCGGGTGAGCGTGATTCGCGGACAAACGACGAGGCGGGCAATGGCCTCCAGTGCTCCATGGCGTGCAGGTAGGCGATCCACTTGCCTGTCACTGGGTCGTATCCGTCGACCCTCGCGGCCTCAATCCACTGGCCGATCCGCACCGCATACCACTTGCCCGCCTCGATCGATTCCGGTGTCATTTCCGTTTGTCCTTCGCCTTCCGTCCTTCCGCCCCATTCGTGACCTCCTCTCGCATGACGCAGATGCTTCTATCCGCATCAACGCCGATCCGCACTGCCCCGCCAGGCTTCACGTTCAGGACGGTAATCGTAATTCCCTGGTCCGGCAGAATGATTCCTTCTCCTCGTTTCCGCGTGAGTACCAGCATCTGGCCAACCTCCTTGTTGTTGGTGGTGATATCGTCAGCCCGCCTCCGCGTACGTTCCTCTTCTTCTGGCTGTCATCCGGTCACTCTTATCCTTCTGGCCGCCTCTAGCTTGGCACGGAACCTCGTCCGCACGACCGGCGCCGAATTGCCCGACCTCCGCATCACGAACCTGTCGACCTCCGCCTCTTCGATCCGGAGCGTCCTCCTGGCCGAGCCGGTCGGCGACACGTCGATCGCCGCCAGGTCCCCGCACGCGATCAGTCGGCGGATGTTCTTCGTCGAGAGCGACATTCGCTGCGCCGCGTCGGCAATGCTGAGGAGTCGTGACATCGGGCCCCCTTGTTGGGAACGTGCTGGTCAGCATGAAACAAAAAACCCCTGTTGACGGGAACACCGCCAACAGGGGCAAATACGACCACCCCGACCAAAGGGAGACCGTGTATTGGGGTCAATCGAATTGTGGTGGTCGGGGTTGTCGTCGCCGTGCCACTGCTGCCGGCTGACTGGGGTTGAGCTTACCAGCGAGGGGTGCAATTCCGGGGTGCAGACTGCACCCTCGTTGCACCCACGGGTCAGATCGGAGCTACGCGGAGAAGATGGTCCGCTTCCGAGTAGGCGAGAGCCAAGCCAGCGTCAATGAGGATCCCATTGACTCGGGTACGAAACGACTTGATCGCAGACACAGATGGGGGTTGCCGTCCGCAACGAAACACACCGATCTCGGCCAGGTCGCCTACTGGCACAGAACCGTGTCGCAGGATCATCTGGAGAGCCGTCCGCATACCCGGGGTGAGAACGTCGGCTTCGGGCGAGTCGAGGAAGTCGCGTAATTGGCCAGTCGCCGGCTGTGGTATCATCGCGGGAACGCCGACAGCCTCAGCCAGGAGGGCGTCGGTGAGCCTCCGTATCGCATCGGCGGCTTCTTCGGGGGTCCACTCAGCGCAGATACCCCCCGGCAGAATGACACGCATTCTACAAATCCGTTTGACAAAGCGCAACGGTTCCGGTTAGAATGCGTGACCAGAAGATCCGGGTGGATCACGCATTCACCATTCTGGTTGCCCAGGCGGTGTTACAGCACTGCCTGGGTTTTTTGTTTTCTGTTGACGTCGTCGCTACTTATTCTCCCGTCAACTCGCTCAGTGTGCATTTGCAGGCGCGTGCGATTTTCACGAGCGTCGAGACCCAAACTTGCTTCCGCTTGCCATTCAGCAAGTCTGTGATGGTCGGCCGCCGCAGACCTGCCTTCTTCGCGAGTTCTTCGTGCGTGGTGATCCCAGCTTTTTCCATGGCGTTCTTGATGTTCACGACCATCGCTTTACTGATAGGCATAGTAGATCTCCCTTAATGCTCTGTACGCAGTTGAAGACACCGTAAATGTACGCAGTTGCGGACAGGGTGTCAACAGGCTGACGCGAAGAAAGATAGTCGCGGAAGAATGGCGGGGATTACTGCTCCCCGCACAGGTCGGCCCCAGGCCGGACAGAGGGTGACTGTACGGCCGTCTATCATACCCAAGAAAGCGCGGCGTGCAAGCCCTTTTGAGATCACAAAATATGCCGCTTTTTGAACCGCCGTACACTAGATGTAGCCCCACCCTTTTGGTTTGACGGCCGGCGGGATGCAAGGGGCGCAAACACGTCGCCCTGCTGCGACCCTCACTCCCCCGACTGGACGGGATCACTGCTTGGAGCGCAGCCCGAATGGGACGGGCTTTCCGGCGCCAAATCTGACCAGAGGTCCATGCCACCTGTGGGCTAGTTTGATACCTTGCTAGAGTCGGCCTCTGAGTGGCCCGAACAAGGGGCTCGGGCTCCTCTCGCCCCTGCCGCTGGACCGTGTTGTGGCAGCACCGATCGAGCAAGCTGCCTACGAGCACATCGTTGCGGTCGAAGTCCCTCGCCCACTCCATCAGCCGCAGGTAGTCGGACTCCGATCGGTAGTGGTAATCCGCGTGGGCCCCGGAGGTAGGCACCCCGGATCGATGGCGTCGGAACCGGCTGGACTTGGCCGCGGCGTAGTCCGCTCGAATCTCGTCGAACGTTTCGGCCAGCGTCGGATTCTGGATTGGCGCCCGTCGCATGTCTGTCAGTCGCGCAGTCCCCGAAAATCGGCGTACGTGGTCATCGTGCCGGCCACCGTGGCATGGGCCGCCCGCCAGGCCCGGGCCGCATCGAGTTCCTTGGCCAGGGTCGCCACGTCGAACTCGTATTCCTGCCCGCCCTGCGTATTGCCCGACGAGGCCCGTTTGGGCATCCGGATCAGCATCCGGCAGGCCGTAATGAACAGCAGGCACTTTGCCAGGTCTTCGTCCTCCTCGTAGGAGGCGCCGTCAAAGTACCCGGCAACGATCTGGTCATACGTGCTGGTGCTGGACAGGGTTGACATGGGTCGACATGGGCATGGCGGTCAGGTCCGGAGGACGCGGCTTGTCAGAAATCGATCTGATAGATCAGTAGACCGCAGCCTAGACACCACGCCCGGAAATCCACAAGCGATTTTAGGGCCAACGGGTTCGGATACTTCGGACAGTTCGGGCGCCAATCCGGCCATCCGCTTCAGAGGCGGCCGAAGTTCCGCCTCGGCGTCAAGCCGATAGTCCTGTCCACAAATACTGACGGCGTAACACATACCGGCATTGACAAGTCTGTCATGGCGTGTTAGACATAACCTCAAAAAGGCACGTATGCGTTACCGGAGAGCGTTCGCAATCCCAGGCCGTCTTAACAAGCTGATCAAGTTGATCCGCTCTGGTGCGTATTCGTCACCCGACCTTGCCGAGAAGCTGAAAGTGTCGGAGCAGACGATCTACCGCGACATCGGACATCTGAAAGAAACTGGCCATGTGATCTGTTCGAGAAAGCACGCTAATGGCTGGGCGTATCACCTACTCGCCGGCCCGACAACGACTTCTGCCGAGAAGGGGTCATCAAGACAATGACCACCGCAGCCCAGAAGGACTGGAGGCAAGAATTCGGCATTGCCGGCCGTCAGCCGCCGAGTCTATTCACCAGTAGCAGCGAACTGACCCCCGCAACGTCGCAGGCGCATTTGCTCCGGCGCGCCTTCGAATTGCTCAAGCTAGATGGCGTTCTTTGCGCTGACCATTCGCCGCTCGTCTACTTCAAGACGGTCAAGCGGATGGTGTCATCGATCAGTAGCTTTTCCAATGGAAGCACGAGATCGCTGGAACCATACTCATGCGTTCTCCGAAGGATGGCCCATGACGCATATCGGATCGCCCAGCGATTGGGTCAACCTGCTCGATCCGCAGGTTCCGGCCATCCTGGAACTCGTTGTTGATACATGGGGGAGAATCTCCGCCCCAGTAGCGAACGAGTTGGAAGACGTAACTACTAACCGACTTTGCGCAGCGTTGCAGAACCACCCCAGGCGAGAATTGTACCCCTTTCATATCCTCCCCCAAACCGTCATCCTGGAGCCAGGTCTGGGCGCAGAGTTGGGGAGGATGGACATCGCGTTCTTGCCTTTTGTGCCTTCTGTCGCCGATCGCACCCGGCACGGTCGTGCTGGCCGGTGACCGGGGGAATTACGGCACGGTGGTCGCAGACAACGGAACGACTTGCACCGTGCACTTCCGATCACCCGAGGGGCAGGAGGCCACAAAGGAACTTCCTAAGTCCGAGCTGCGGACCCAGGACGGTACGGCGATCGTCCAGGACGCTGGACCACCCGCCTTCGCGACCTCATTGCTGACGTCGGCCGAATTCGACGCCAAGGCATACCAGCAGGAATTCTTGATCGACCACGTGCTTGAGGCCGGTTCCCCGTGTGTCGGCGGTGGGCGTAGTAAAACACTCAAGACGACCTTGATCGGAATTGACATGGCCGTCAGTCTCGGTACGGGAACGCCGTTCCTTGGTCACTTTGCCACCAAACTCTGCCGGGTCGCGTTTTGGAGCGGTGAAGCAGGTGCCCCGACCATCCAGGCCAAGGCGCGCCGGGTTGCAGAATCGCGGGGCAAGACGCTTTCGGACTGCTCCGTGTTCTGGTCGTTCAGTCTGCCGAAACTGGGCCGCGCCGACCATGTTGATGCTCTGGCCGAGCTGATCCAGAAGCACTCCCTCGACGCCGTGATCGTCGATCCGCTGTACCTCAGCCTGCTCGAGGCGAGCGACAACGGCAAGCCCTCGGACCTGTTCTTCATGGGGACGAAGTTGCTTCCGCTGTCCGAATTGGGTCAGGATACGGGCTGCACGATCGTCTTGCTGCACCACTTCCGCAAGTCCGGCAATGGGGATGGCGAGGAAGTTGCCCTGGAGGAACTGAGTCAATCAGGGGTCGCGGAATGGGCACGCCAATGGATCCTACTGGCCCGGAGATCGCCATACCAGCACGACGGCCACCATGAGCTATGGATGCGATGCGGTGGCTCCAGCGGGCACGCGGGGCTCTACGGCGTGGACGTGGACGAGGGCATCATTGACGAGCACTTTGATGGCCGCAAGTGGGAAGTGGCGGTCACCGCCGGCCACGACATCATCAAGACGAACCGCAACGACCGCCGGCAGGCGAAAGAAGATCGCCAACGCTCCGAGGATGAATCTGCACAACGCCAAGTGATCCAGGTCATGGCGGCTCTACCCAGAGGCGAGGCGGTCTTTCCGAACAGGCTCTACCAGCTCAGCGGCATCGGAGAGAAGCGGCTTGGCCGGATCCTGCAACAGCTTGAAGAACAGAAGATTGTGGAGCCATGCGAAGGTCTGCGATCGAACCAGAAGACCCCTAAACCTGGTGCATACAGGTTAACCAATGAGTGGTATGAAAACTGACCATCCCGTCATCCCGTCAAGACCATCCCGTCACGCGACGGAACGGTACCAGACCATCCCGCCCGCGGCCGCCAGGAGGGCCCGACGGCCGGCAAGGCGGCTAACGGCTAACGATGCGGCCATCCTCGCACGCATCGCGAATCACGTGCTCGGCCACATTGACGATCGCGGCAGCTTCCGCGATCGAACAAGCCAGTTCGGGCCGCGAGGCCAGCCGCTGCTCGATGATGTCAGCCACCGCAGGAGCGAGGGCTGCGGCCAGGGCCTGGATTTCGCCGGGCTCAAGACGCATCGGATGTGCCCTCCGATGGATTGGCTTGAGCACGACGGAGTAGTTCCCGCTCAACCGTCACGGGGTCGAAGAGCAGAGCCTTGCCGGCCTTGAGGTGGGGAACTCGACCGGCTTCGGCTTCATCGCGAAGCCACGCAGAGGGCACGCGAAAAAGTCGTGCAGTCGGTCCGATTGGAAGAAGTCTTGGAGCGTTCATGCCCTGATTTTTGCAGGGCGCCCCGAAACAAACAGACCAAGTTTCCGGTAATTATCCGGTAAGTTAGGCTGGCCTCCCCGATTCAGCCCGACGCAATCGTTTTGTCGCTTCTTGTCATAGCCTCGGCCGCTTCCCCGCCTCGGCCAGCCGCTCCAAACACTCCGCCGCGATCGCCGGCGACATTTCCGCCGCATAGCACGGCCGGCCGAGTCGGTCGGCCGCCAGGATCGTGGTCCCGCTGCCAACGAAGGGATCCACGACCAGGCCCGTGTTGATCCCGAGAAGTTACCCGACGCCCCGGGCTCGGGCTCTGGAGGAGTTGTGCGGCGCAAAGAAAAAGGCCCCCAGATGTTGAGCTGGCGGCCGGGGGTCACGGGCGACAGTCACCCAACCCCCCTGAACGGAATCGTGTCTGGAGTTTCGCCGCCCTCGTCCTCGGCCGGCTCCTCCGGTTCGTCCGGCCACAGCCAGTCGTGCACAATTTGGGCCAGTTCGGCCAGGCGGTCGAGCTCGGACAGATACTGCTGCCGATAGACGGCCTTCTGGAGGCTCCTGGGGGCGTGCCCCATGGAAAGATCGATAGCCCCCTGATCGTTGCAGAGGTCGGCCACGGTGCCATAGACGTGCCGAAGTGACCCGATGGATGTGCCGGGAGACACGGTCACGCCGGCGCTCGCAAGGAGGTGCTGGAAGGCGGTGCGGAGGCCACGGCCGGTGGCTTGGTCATTGTACGGCCGGTGGTACTGCGTCAGGATGACGATATCGCTGGGATGGTCGCCGCGGTGGTGCTGGATGTACTCCCGGAGTGCGTCGACGGTTTCCGCCCAGAGAACCGCCTTTCTCGGTCGACCGTTTTTCACGCGGGCGAAATCATGGTACGGCGGATCGTGGTCCAGGTGGAGGCGGCTGAAGGTCAGTTTCGTTGAATCCTGCGCGTAGAACCCACAATTGACCCCCAGGAGGATCATACACCGCATCGCTGGCTTCGCCTTCGCCAACAGCTTTTGAACGTCCGCGGCCTCAATGAACCGTTGTTTTCCGGCTTCCTTTTCCACACGGAGAGCGTCGGCGGACGGCATCCGGAATCTCGGGCCAAACCGGACGGGCTGATAGAACCCCATGCCGCGTTCCGTTGCGGCGCCCCAGAGGAAGATGGATCGGATCTGGCCGATGAGGTTCTTCTGCGACCGGAGGTTTCTGCCAGTCTTGGCGACCGCATCCCGCAGCTCGGCGAACTGCTCCGGAGTCAGGTCCTCGACGGCCTGGTCGCCGTTCAAATGATCCTCAACGAACCGGCAGGCGTGCCGCAACTCGGTGGCGTTCTTCTCCCCGATCTCGCCGCGGCGAGCCCTGGCCTTGATGTCCTCACGGAACTTGGCAAGCAAGGCGTCGACTGTGCAGCGGGTATCCGGTTTCGGCGGCTCCCGGCCAGCAAGGAGGTAGGGAGCCTGTGCCTCCCAGATTTCGAGAGCCTCTCGGACGTTTTCGAGGGGGCCGAAGTATCTCGTCTTGCCGAGAATCTTCCGGCACCACTGGCCGTTCGGAGCGACGGTGAGCGGGTGCTTCGGATGCTTCCGCTTCCACTTCCGCCATTTCTCGACGATGGCCTTGCGGGTAGAATCGGACATGCCGTCACCTCTTGGATTGCTGACAGGTGATGGTATCGGGGTCCGAGATTCCAGCCTCGGGCCCCATTTCATTTCATCCGCCGATTCTAACGGCAAATCCCCCCTTACGGAAGTCTCTCGGGTATCGCATCGGGTATCGTTAGAGAACCCATCTTTTGGTGATCGCCATAAGTCTAAAAAAGAAGCCGACTTACGTCGGCTCAAAAACGGAGAGGACAGGATTCGAAGGAGACCAGAAGGCGATCTAACGCGTTGTGCCACAATCGGTTACGGCAATCATTTGTTTTTCAAGAAATGGACAAAAATGGCCGATTTTCGACAGTTTTGGACACGGGCCGGTATCGCGATACATGGGTCGCGCAACAGGTCTCAGGCCTGTCCTCTCCGCTTCTTCTCCGCTTGCGTACCGCCAATCGCCTGGATATTGTAGCAACCGGGACTCAAATCGGACGGGGGAATCCATTCATGCAGTGGTACTACCGGGCGGGAGACAAGGCGATCGGGCCGATGAGCGCCGACGACCTGAAGATGCTGGCGGGGCAGGGGATCGTCCGGGCTCAGACGATGGTGCGGCGCGAAGGCGATTCTCAATGGGTGGCCGCAGGGCATGTGGCTGGACTTCTGGACGGAGACGAGAACGCCGAGCTGCCGGCCTTGGCTGCGGTTACGGCAAGCGAAGATTCGTCGGGCGCCCGATCGCAGAACCAAATCCCCGAGATGCAGGTCAAGACGCGTCCGCCGAGCTTGCCGGTCGCAGGATTACCAGGAATCAAGAAGCGGGCATCTCGGGCCGCGAGCGGGCTGGACTCCCCCGTTGTCGTTACAGCCGGCATCTGCGGCATGGTTCTCCTGGCAGTCGCAGTGGCCATCTTTCGCTATGTATATTTTCGCGACACATGGTCGGAAGACATGCGGTACGAGATTCCTCGCCGCGTCGACCGGGCGGTTGCGATGTCTCCATTTGAATCGGCATCCGCCTGCGAGAGAATACTCGTAGAAGCAGAAGGGCACACCATTACAAACGAATCGGTTCGAGTTGCTCTCGACCTCGCCCGATCGCGGCTCGCGGAAATCAAGCCGGCAGTTGAAGCGGAAAAACAGAGGATCCGGGACGAGCGGCAGCGTCAGCTCCAGGAGGCGGCCGCTAAGCTGGAGCAGGAAAGAGAAGAAACGAGGCTTGCGGCGGAGAAGGCGGCGAAAGACAAAGCGATACGGGACGAGGCGAAGAGACTTCGACTCCATTACATGAAACCAACCGATCCGGTTCGCCAGATCATCCTCACCGTTACGCGGTTGGCGGCAAGAACTGAGGCTGGGTTGACTTACAACGATTACATCAATTTGTTCGGCGAGACCCTCGCGGAATTCAGAGTTTTTGAATTGACCAAGGACGCCGAAGACTATCCCGCCGTCACGTTCTTCTGCAGAAGTGCACTTGACTCATACGGCAAAGCCAGCAACGAGTGGTCGCGTGCCGCAGAAACGCACATCACCCTAGAGGAGTCTGACCTCCACGAACACTGGCTCGTCGCGTTGGTCTTCGTGGAGATGGCAAAGGAGACGCTCGACAGTGAACGATCGACAGCCGTGTTGGAAAACTACCTGCAAAACGTGTCGAAAAAGAACTCCGAATGAGGTTGCCACGCCAATTCCCACCAGCTACAATGCTGGTCTCCAAATACACTTCGGCCAGCAGATTCTCGCTACGATCTGCTGGCCACTCTTGTTTCTCGTGATGCTGCAGGCGGTGCTGGTGCGATTGGTCTGTTGACGCGTCGGTACCACCGCCTACAATAGACCCCGGGTGTGTTTCGCATCGAATCTCCGTAGGTGACCCGTCGGGAGTAAGGGCTCGGCGGGTCGTTTTTGCGCGCAAAGAGGGCCGGCTCTCCCAGCTTGGGGTATTGGGGAGGAGAGCCGGCCACAGGGAAGTACGTATGGTACATCGTGCAGAGAGGCAACGCAACCTTTCGTCTCGTCGCCCGGCCTCCGGCTGCTATCCGCTCCGACGGGGTTTCGGACAACCGTCTGAACGTGAACGAACTGCCCGGAATGTCGCTGGTGCGGTCAAGAGCCGAAGCGAGAGGTGAGTGGAATCTGCCACGTCGACCGGGTTCTCGGCCGAACACTCCGCCAGTCGATTACTTGTGCAACCGTCACCCCCCAGTTATACTAGCAATCGTCATTCAATCACGTCGTCTAGTCCAGGGCCCAGCTATGTCGAAGAAGAAATCTGCCCGATCTACCCGCACTCACAGGCCTTCGGCGGATCCGCTCATGGAAACGACCGCGAATCTATCACTGACTGAGCTGCGCCAGATGCTGCGAGGTGCCGAGCGATCCGCTGGCCCGGAATCACAGACGGCTACTCTCCTACGCCGGCTCGTCGAGCGTCGCGAGAATACGACTCGCATCGAACGGAGAGAGGAGGATGGCGATCATGCATCTCGACCCTCGTGAGATCCAGGCCATCGCCGAAGCCCTGGCCCCTGCGGTGGCTGACATCATCGAGCAGCGGCGAGGAGGATCGTGAGCCTCCAACCGCTCTTGCCGATGCCGTGCTGGAGAGTTTTCCGATTCAGAGCCACGAAGACGTGTGCAGTGCCCAAGTCGTGATCGTGGACGGCACGCCGAGGCCAAGTCACCGAAGGTACAAGAAGCATGTTTACAAGTCCGTCGCTGGCGACAAAATGGCTCTTCTGACAGACGAAGCGTTCACGGTTGAATACACGGCGTATGAGTCCTTTGACCGTCTGAAGAACGATTTTCTTCGTCCCGTGAAAGCTATCTTCTCAGCATACAAAAAAGATGTGCAGGTCGGGCGTCTCGGTCTTCGCTATGTCGATACGATCGACCTGCGGACTGAAGAAGATCCGCTGGATTGGTCCGAATATCTGATTCCTGGCCTGTTGTCGTCTTTCGCCATCCCCGAAGACCCTTCGAGTATCATCCGGTCATGGCAAATCATTGAGAGCCGAGTAGACAACGTGTATCTCCGCTTTCAGTACGGCATGAACAACCCGGATTATCCTGCGCCAATTCAGCGGAAGATCTTCACCCTCGACAACGATGCCTATGTCGCTGGCGTATTGGACTACGACACGATCATGGACTGCGTGAGCACACTACGAGCGGTCATCAAATTGTCTTTTGAGAGGGCGATTACCGACAAGTTCCGTCGTCACATGGGGGTCGTCTCATGAACGACAATGAAGCGATCACGACACCTGCGCCCCAGGAGCGTGACCAGACGGAACTGCCAAAGGCAATTTCGCTCGAATACAGCGAACCGACGCAAGGCGATGATCCGCGCGGAGGTCTGTCTGTGACAGGTACTACATCCATGCCAGATGCTGAGCCACTTGCCAGACTCGGAATTCCGTCAATCGACAAACCACGCTATGACCCTATTTTTGCACGGGTTGTGGCAACGCCATCTACTGAGCATCGTGATGCCGGCAAGACACATGAGTGAATTTCCTTGCGTCGAAGTCGACCGCGAACCTGACGGGCGAATCTGTCAGGGCGATCTGATTCGGAACGTGGCGTGCATTGAAGATGTCATTCAAAAAGGTGACTACATCGAAGTACGCCGGATTGTTTTTCCGATGATTGTCGTATTGACTCAGGATTGCGACCTTCAACAGGATGAGTCAGGGCGATGGCCTGAACCGCAAGGAAGACTGTCCGACAATGCACGCGTCCTGTCAGTATTGGTTGCTCCCCTGTATAATCTTGCCCAGTTTGAGCAGGGCGATCACCTAAGCGAACTAGGGTTAAAGATGCGGGACTTTCGGACAGGAAAGAAGGGGCTGACAACAGACGAAAAGAACCTCAGGCAGAACGAGACCCCTCGTTATCACTGTCTACAATTTCCTTCGAACATGGGGTTAGTACCTCAAGTTATTGACTTCAAACACTACTTCTCGGTGAATTCTGTCCGCCTCCGTAGAGAAAAGCAGAGTAACTTCGTCTGCAAACTGGGAAGTCTGTATCGGGAGCAGGTATCACACCGCTTCGCCTTCTACCTGGCCCGTATCGGCCTGCCGAACTTGGCAAGGCCTGTGCAGTAGGTAGAGGCCGTAAGGTGGGCGTCTCATAGTGTTCGCCCCACCAGCCGACGGAACAGCTCCCAGTACTCGCCCGCCCGGATCCGCCAGTCCCAGCCGGCGATCGCCGCCTCCATCCGCGGCTGCATCTCGGCATACCGGTCAAGGCACTCAACCAGGGCGTGATAGATCGCGTCAGGGTCCCGGTCGACGAGCCGGCCGTTGATTCCGTCCTCGACCAACTCGGGCATGTTTCCAACCCGCGTCGAGCAGATCACGCAGCCGCAGGCCGCCGCCTCGAGCGCCGGATTCGGAGTCCCCTCCGTCGCGCTCGCCACGACATAGACGGCACCGGTCTGGTACCAGACAGCCATCTCCTCGGCTGTCCGCCGGCTCGGCCCCCCGTGGCTGTCGACCAGGCGGAAGTCGCACTCGATCCCGTCCCGCCACAGTCGCTTGGCCAGTGGAATCAAGATCTCGTCGTACCCTTTGAGCTTGCGGTGGAACACCGATCCGGTCCACAGCACTCGGCGCGGCCTGGTGGCGATCGGCGCGATCATACGGAACACCTCGCGGTCCACGCCATTGGAGATCCACGAGCACTTCGCCGGCCGGCCTGCCCGCTCGTACATCTCCCGGCTGTTGATCACGACGTGGTTTGCATCGCGGATCGCACCGGCCAGCCACTGCATATTGCGGTCGGTGTAGCCTACATTCAGGCCGGCCACGATCAGCGGTGACTGCCCGGCCTGGCGGTACGACTTCCTCAAATCGCGGACATGTGAGTAGCAGAGCTGCAGGGCCAGGTGGCACGGATCGCGGCGATCGTGCCGACTCCCCCGACCAAAGGACACGCGGAAGTCCGACGGACAGTACTTCGCCAGAGCCTGGCAGCGCCGGTGGTACGCCCAGCCTTCTGTGTCGTAGTGGAGGGAGACGTTGATCATTTCGCCTTTACCGTGATCCAGTGATTCTCGTTCTTCGACAGCGAGGCCAGATCGGCAGGCAGCAGTTTCTCCCACCAGGCCAGATGTTGCCAAACGTCATCGAGCAGCCCGTGGTTCATGCCGACGATGAGCCGGCCACCCGGAACCAGCAATCGGAACACCTCCTGAATCACCGTGCCGTACTCGTCTGCAGTGAACAGGTCGCCGTCGGCATGGGTCAGGTTGACCCCGAACATCGTGACCAGGTCGAATCGATGTGGCAAAACGGGCAGCGGACTGTCCAGAGACACTACGTGCGGTTGGAACTCGCACTCGAGCAGCTCGGCCGCCTTGATCAGTTTCGGGTCCGGGATGTCGATGCTCAGCACCTCGTGATCATAATTCCGCACGACCCAGGCGAAGTACGGGATGGCCGACCCGATGTCCAGACACCACATTCGGTGGTTTTGGTGCTGGACCTTCATGTCCAGCGCACGCATGAACGCTCTGGTGACCCACTGCTGCGGATCACGGAAGAACTTCGCGTGAAACATGGCCGGATCGTGCATCGCCTCGATCCCGGTAACTTGGTCAGCTGACAACGACAGGTTCATAGCACTTGCTCCAGCAGTTCTTTGAAACGCAACGCGATCTTGTCCGGGACCGCAGCCTCGCGAGCCAACCGGCAACACCGTTCTCTCCACTTCCGATAGCTCTGCCAGTTTGAGGCGACCTGGTCAACCAGGGCCGGGATATCTGCGAAGTCCATCCGACACGGCAGATACGTGACACCTGGCAGGTAAATCTGCGGCCAGCAGTCGACGGACGAGCAGTCCGGCTTGATCATCACGCAGCCGAGCAGCATCGCCTCGTAGTCCCGGTGAGCCGACTCTCCCCAACCGAACGGGCACAACACCGACTTCGATTGTTCCATGGTCCGCGAGTACATCCCTTTCCTCAGCGGTCGACCGGCCTCCCCGAGGCCGCCCGCGATCGACGCGGCAATCTTGGCTGCGAGCTTGCGGTGCGTCTCGATCTCGGTCCCGTTGTAAGTCACGGTCCCGGCGAAATGCACAGAGATCGGGCGAGGGCTTCGCAGGTCGATGGGTCGGGCGACCAGGTGTTGCTGCTTCTGGTACGCGCCGAAGCCATACCACGTTCTGATCTTCGCGAGATCTCGCTCGGCGAGCTGCGGTGGCTGGCCATCGATCACCCCGCTGTTGCTCGCGACCAGGCCAGCCGCTGCGAGCCTGTGAACAAACGCTCGACCGCGATACCTGTTGTGGTCTTGAGGGTCGCGGTACGAGTACCCCTTGAACACGGCGGCCACGTCGGCCAGCCATCGCCGCGCAGCTCCGAGCTGGGCGCCGTCGATCCGCTCGAGGATGATCACCGGCCTACCGCAGGCCACGATGTCATCCGTCACCAGCTCCTGGTGGATCATCAGGACTTCGAACGACCGAGACAGGTACTTCAGGCAGCCCTGCGCGGACTGCTCGTATTCACCGCACAACTCGACCCCGTGGTTGGCCAGAGGGGCGACTGCCTGCAAGGCCGGCCAAGCGTGATCGCGATCGTTGTAGAGAAACAGGACCTTCATGGCTGGACTCCCTGTGGCAAGATCTCGTAACACGTTGTCCGCCCGACCAACATGCGACCTCGCCCTGGGCCATTGACCGGGGTCATGACTTGAAACACCCCGGCCCGCACACTGTCCCATGTCCAATCGTCACCGACCAGGTGGGCGCGGGGGAACAGCGTCAGCGCTTCACGCACATCGGCCGCGACACTTTCCCTTTCGTGGTCCGCATCGACGTAGATCACGTCGGGAACGATCCCAAGCTCGTGCAGTTCGCGCATGCCGTCGAGGGTTCTGGTTCGCATCGGAATCAGCCGGCTCCGACTGCGATGATCCCAACAGTTTCGAACGAACGTCTCCCAAAGGGCAACCAGTTCGGGCATCCCAGTATGCTCCGGACTGCCTTGCCAGTGGTCGACAGTGATCACGACGCCAGGTGTGTTCTCCAGCAAGAACCTAGTCGACATCCCGAGCCAGGCTCCCAGCTCCAGCACGATGCCGGCTTCGCCGATGAGCGATCGCAACACGGTCCTGTTTTCGTCGCCAAACCAGCCGGTCGGATTCGGCGGCACGTTGGGACATGCTTCAGGCCACGGGTATCTCCGCTTCAGTTCGTCAAGTGACATTGATGATCCTCTCAAACAAACGCCTCCATTGACACCACAGCTCGCCGTTGCTTCCAAGGGACCTCTCGACCTCCTGGCGGGCGAGCTCGACGGCAGTACCCTGGGGTTCGGTGGCCACACGACAGATGGCCTTTACAGCCGCCTCTGGCGTTGCGACCAGGTAGCCGAGCCGGCCGCCGTCAAACAGCTCGGGCCACCCGCCGCGATCGTCGGCCACGATCGGCACGCCGGCAGCCATGGCCTCCAGGCCCACGCGAGGCCAGTTCTCGGCCGTTGTGCCCGACTGGTACAGACAGTCGAGTGATCGCAGAAACTCGATCGCATTGACGCTGCCAGGCTCGTAGACCTCGGCCCAGGCAGGCGGGGGACCAAGCCGCTTGGCCAGGCCTGGCTTCCAGCCGAGGATCCTCGCTTTCAGCGGCCGATCGATTCGAGCTCTCGCACGCTCGAGGACATCCCACAGGTCCGGCCTGAACTTCGCTGGATCCGCTCGGCTGATCCGACCGACGACAAACTCAGGCCCCGTCGCCTTCGGAGCGAAGGCGATCGAAGAAACGTCGAACGCACCGCGGATCCGCTCGATCCGATCTCCAGCAATCCCGTATTCAAGCAACTGGGGCTCGATCTGGGACCGCTGGTAGGCGCTCTGGCAGACCACGGCACTGGGCAGCACTCCGCTCTCGTACCGGCGCATCTCGCGGTCCGTCAGGAAGTTCATGCAGGGGACCCACACGGTCGGGCACTGAAGCCGATCAACCTTTTTGATGACGCCCCAAAACTGGCTGTTGCAGAACGCGATCAAGGGCACCCCGGGCTCGGCCGCAAACGTGCTGATCGTCGCCGGCTGGACTACACACCCAATCGATTGGCATCTGGCGGTCCAGTGCTCGTCCGCCTGCCACGTGGGCGTCAACGCGACCTGGCAACCGTGCTCGCGCCAGAGCAACAGCGTGTGCCACAATTCAGTGTTGGCGCCGCCGACATAGCTGGGGGACCCGATGACGTGGACTTTCATTCCCATTTCCCTTGAGGACAGATTTCGGTTCTCATCCGAATCTTGCTGAGACTGCCAATTGCCGGCGTCTTCAGGTTGCACCCGCAGACTTGACAATAGGGAAGCCCGAAACGCTGCCCGATGTGCTCGCATCCGCGGCAGATTGTCAGTCGTTCCTCGATCTCCGCTTCAGTCCGCGTCGGTTTCCCCGCTGTTCGCCACCTGGCAACGGCGTCTCGCCACTGCCGCCACAGACGGCGGGTGGAACTGCTCGAAGCAGCATCGCCAACAGCCGGGATCTCGACTCCGGGGCAGCTTCGATAGGGCGGCGTCGGGTAGTTCCTTCCGTGCGGCGTGGGGACATGGCACGTAGAGCACACCCAGCGACCAGCTTCTTCTGCGGGAACGAACACGCATATCATGGCACGGCTTCCAAGCTCCCGAGAACTGCGCTGTTCCAGATCGACGATCCGCAGGCATACGCACTCACAAATTGACTCTTGTACAGCAACTCCAGCGATAAGCTGTAGAGCGTTGCACAGTCGAACTTAGTGTTGGAGTCTCCGTCGCAATAATCGTCTGGTGTCGTTCCGCTCGGCCAGCGTGCCCAAAATGTCAGGAGGCCGAGTTGGGTTGTCGGGGTCGATCGCCACTCGATTTGCACACGAAACGGATAGCCGGACCACGGTGACCCATCGAATAGAATGCTGTAGGGGCCTTCGCATCCGAGCGTCCCAACGGTCAGGATGTTGTAGCAGGTCGTGGGATTCCCGGCGAACGGAATCAGGAAGGTCCGGTCCCCTTCCCATCCGAAGCTGTTCAGAAATCCTGATCCGGGTATGGTAATCTCAAGGTAACGCGGGAATGCGTTGTCCTTGCAGCCGCAAATGCGATTCTCGACCTCCTCGCACCCCGCCGACTCGCCACACGGTGGGCACGTGGGCCCCATGACAACGGTGGCCGTCGATCCGGAAAAGTCGCACGTGGGCGTCCCACCTGAGACGTACTCGAGCAAATAGCTACCCGACTCGGCGTCGTAGGCGCCGGTCCAGTACACATACCCTGTTCTGTTTACCTGGCTGTTGATTACCTCGACAGACGCGATCGACGCGGTGATCGTCAACTCGGATGGTTCCGCAGTGCAACCCGAGACCGACACGCGGCAGACGTTCCAGCCGCGAGTTAGGTTGACGTGGCAGCGGTCGTACTGGTGTGTTGCGTTGCAGAGATCTCCCTCGTAACCCGTGCCCGTCCACTGGAGAGAATACGATCCGTTGATCGTGGCACACGCGGCACAGTCGCATGTGTTTTCGACGCCCGTGATGGTGAGTTGCAAACACCGCGGAGCGAAGTTGCAGCAACTGTTGGTACTTGGGTAGACCGTAATCTGATCGTTGTTGAACTTGAGCGGCTGGCAGCAGTTCGGCGGGGTCGTCAACAGTTCTTCGTATTCGGTCTCGCAGATCGTCAGAATCATTGACTCTTCGCCGATCCACAAGGAGATCTCCCCCTCGCCGCTGGTACAGTCGCACAAAACTCCGCTCCAGGAGCAATCCTCCTCGCCGCTGGATGCCTGCTGCTGGGTCATGTAGTACCAAACACCATCGATCTGGATCGCCCAGCAGCAGGGAGCGTTGCCTGCGCCAGTCTCTGCGCAACGCTCGCAGTAGCAGAGACACGTCTCCGGAGGCGGAGGCGTCGCGTCACAGCAGCATCCCGGCCAGCCCTCTCCCCACGGCCCCTGTGTGTCAACCATCTGCGCACCACTAACTACTGCTGCTATCACTCGGACAGGTTCCAGGACAGGTCTCCGCGCCTGTCACAAACGCCTCCTCGTCGATCGGCGACCAGGTCACTCGCACCCAGGCCGATTTCAGAATGCACGTCCCGCTGGGCATGATCGGCGGGGCGAGCACATCCTCCATGGTCCACAGAGTCTCCCAGGATCCGTCGGCCTGTCGCCTTCGGATGGACACGTCAGCCGAGCCGCCAGCCGGCAGATCGTCCAGGAGCACGCCCCAGACTGATTGCCTCTGTCGTCCGAACACCGCCGGCCGTTTCGCACTGCTGTCGAGTTGCACTCGCAAGGAAGCGACCTCCCTCTGGAGCTGCTTGACTTGCGTCTGTAAGCTGCGGATGTACTCATCACTCATGACTGGCGCCTTGCTTTTGCGCGGCTATCGTTGCCGAACCAGGATGCGACCGTGTCGATGTCCAAGTTGGAAAACGACGTGTCGACCAGCGTCTGCTGGGTAACGAAATCGAACGTCACTGCGACGACAACCGAATTCACGCTTTCTTCGAGGGTCCCGGAGCCGATCTTGGTGATGAGTTGTCCAACTTTCAACAGATCGAGAATCTGTTCCATGGAGAACTGGAACGCCTGCCGTGCAACGCCGTACCACTCGTACACGTACCGTGCCAGATCCTCCATCCAGTCCCGATCATCGCGAACGTACTCACCCTCGCTCTGGCGCTGAAGCGATCCGTTGTCTATCCCGGTCACCGTGTTCTTCACCACCCAGTCGAGCCGACCGGCATCTCCGATGTCGACGTGAACCTTCGTGGCCTGATCCACCGACAGACCGGCGACGGTGACGATAGTCGGCCACTCGGCAGTCACGTAGCCAAACGTCTCGCATGCGACCGTGACGATCATGTCACGGTAGTCGAGCTGCGGTTCTAGCTCATAGGCCGTCGTCGAGGACGCTGGGAAGTCAGTCGCTGCCAACACGAGCTGCTGGGCCCCGCTGACTCGCGCGATGATCCCCGGACAATCCGCTCGCATCCTGATCGACACCGACCATGTCCGCCCTTTGCCGGCCCCTCGGTCCAAAAGGCCAGCCGTCTCGGCCAGTTGGTCGACCAGCCGGTAGGTCCCGTCTTCGATCTCGATCACCGCAAACGGCGATGGTGCTTCTTGGGCGGATGCTTCGGGCGCCGCGTCCTGCATTTCCGGGAACAGCTCGTTCAGAAACCGCACGCTCGGCAGATACCCCCAGTCCATCGTCGAGGCCGTGGCATCGTCCATGCACGGATCGATCGGCAAGGCCCCCTCGCTACCCGAGCTGCCGCTGGAGTCCGCTCCGTCGTCGCCAACCATGAAGTCCCAGTCGTCCGGGACCTTGAAATAGGCATACACCTGCTGCAGGTCATCCTGCCGACGATATTCGATGACTGCCCGCTGCTGCTCGGCCGACGTGCCGGGCAGACTCGCTGGTCCGTTCTTGTAGGCCAGCTCCTTGGTCGATGGCCAGTCGCTTACCAGCGTCCCGTCGGCATAGCTCAGGGAAAAGCACGATCGTTTGCGTGCCCCGCGGACAATGACCTGGTCGACCTTGTGTCGAATCGAGGCAGTGAGCGACGCGCGGACGTCGATCGCCGAATCGAAATCGATCTGCACCGGATCGAAGTTCTCGGCCTGCTCAGCGCCAGACGGCAGCGTGATCGGCGACGAATTGAAACTGAAGACATCGATCTTCAGTTCGTGCGACTCACCCTCTGCAACATCCTCGTCAACCAGAACCTGCCAGGCCATGTTGCGCCGCCGATCGCAGAGTTCATTCAGCAAATCGCGGAGCGTCTTCGCCTCGTAGGCCACCAGCGGTTTGTCCCATGTCGGCAGCGTAGCCAGGGCAGCGACCGTGAGAGAACACGGAATGTGGCTCAAGCCCAACCAGTCGACAGGCTGGAAGTACTTCACAGCGTACTCCACGATGTTCCGCGTCGACCAAGCGGCCGCCGTCGACAGGGCGTCCGTGAAGACATACACACCGGTGTCCGTGGCCACTGTCGTCGACCTGTTCCCATCGCCCTTGAACGTGTGCGGTGCGTTGAATGGGATCGCCAGGAAAACCTGCACTACCTCAGCGCCTCCGGATTGGCTCATGGTGTAGATTCTGTCGAGCGGGACTTTGTCGAACAGGGACTCCAGCCCGACCGCCTGCAGCGTCTGAGTCAACGTCAAAACGCGCACGGTCTCGTCACTGTCTGCGAGATGGTATCGCTTTGCCCCGTCTCGCAGTTTGCTGTCCTCGGTGACTACCCCGTACCAGTAGATCGGATCCGGCACAACCGATTGCCCGTCAACATCGAGAGTCGCTCGCTGAATCTTGACCTTCACGTAGTGCCCGAGCACGTCCAGTGCTTCGAGGTGCTGGAACTGGCCCGGCCGCTCGATCGTATGCACGGCGCCGCAATCCACGACGAACGTGCCGGCCGACCCTTCCGGCGAGCATCCCCACCGTATTCTGGCGCAGTACATCCGTGGCTGCTCTTCCCAGTCGTCTGCCCAACGGTCCCGAGTGTAGACAGTCACCGTCGGCGCAACACGATAGATGTCGCTCGACGAGTTGACCACAGTGCCGTCGTCTGCCATGAATCACCCGAGCAGGATCTGGATCTGAATCACGTCGCCGCCGTTGCCGACCAGGTCGATGGAAGTCGCCAGCGATCCGCTACTATCACCCTCCACCGCCGGCAGTTCATCGCTCCAGACCAACAGCAACGTGCTTCCGGGAGGCAGATCAATCGACTTGCTCGGGCCGAATAGCTCGTACCCGTCGGAAGCTGACGGCCCGATCGTCACCTCCTCGATGTTCGTGCTCGGCGTCACGATCCGCATGGCCTGCACCCGCAGCCCCTGAGCATCCTGAGCGATACCCTCGATGTCCTCGAAGTCGGACAGGTCAATGGTTTGTGTGTCCTCGGCTGAGCTGCTGCCGGCGAACGTGATCTCGTTCGCGTAGTGCAAGCTCACCGGCGGCGTCGAGGTGCTGTTGAGCACTGCCATCCCTGATTCGAACGCTCGCGCGACGACTTCCTCGCCGGCCACGGAGTCACCCGCCAGAGTCTCGGTAACGAGCAGGCTGGCCGACACGTTGGCGCTTTTTACTGACGACATTAGACACCTCCCTCAGTACCTGAGCCCAACCAGCGTCCACGTTGCCACAAGCATTGCAGCGCTCGGTGGGTTGATCCCTCCGACGAAATTGCCGAGCGCGTGCAGGCTCGCCTGCTGGACGTCGAGAACCTTGACCCATCGACCAAACACGGTCGAGTCAGCGCCCCCCTGGACGAAGGCGACCGGCCCCATCTCTATCAGCGTCTGGTACCTCAGAAGCAACTCCATGCCGAGGACCATCGAACCGACGTCGACCTTGGATGTGACCTGGAATGCCGCACCATGAACGCCCGTGTTGAGGAACGCGGTGCCATCAACCCCAGGGCGCTCGATCGATTTGATGGTGGCAGCCGGCCAGTTCGGCTGGCCGGCGAGTTCCAGAAACACGAAGTTTTCGATCCTATCGAGCACAGACATCTGATCACTCGCTGTGAGCCTGGTTCGCCAACGACGACGAAGCAGGTAATGGAGGATTCACTGTCGGGGTTATTCGGATCACCGGCCAGGCCGGCTGCGGTGTGTCGGGGCCGTAGGGCACGGACTTTTCCGTTTGGTAACGAACCAGTTTTTCAAGAGCCTCGGTTTGCCGTTTGTTCTCTGCCAGAATCGAATCGTTGACGTTGGCGGTGTCGCCGCCAGCCTGGCCGTCTCTGATCTGGTTGAGTTGGTCCACCTGACGCCCTGTGGCCGGCATGGTCCCTGGCTGTGGCACAACGGTCGGCTGTGGTGCGGCCTGCTGAGCGGGCCGGTACACCTGCTCGGATGCTGGAGTCGTAGCCGCCCCCGTGCCGCCGGCCGCCTCTCTCGCTAGGACCTCGCGGATGCCCGTGATGTATTTTCCCAGGACCTCTGCTTTTTCGAGCTCGTCCGGCGTGGGAGCCTCACGCTCCGGCCCGCTATTCTTGGGGAGCGGGCCACCCCCGGTGTACCAACTGCCCTGGTATCCGGCGCCCAGGATCGGTTTCCCCGCCTCGAGTTCCTTTTTTCGCCACTCAAGAGTGTCCAACACATCTTCGGGCTCGTAGCCGGCAAAATACGTCTGCCAGTCCGCGATCTTCGCACCGGTGGCCCCCATGCCCGAGTCGATGAGTACCTGCTGCAGGTCCTTGGTCATGAGGCCGCCCCTGGCCGCGTCTTGGTCTGCGATCCGGAGGCCTTCTCGCATTCGGTCGCCTTCCCGGCTGATCTGGGATGTTGTTTGCAATGGCGTTGATTGGAACACTCCGAGCCAGTTTTGGAAGTATTTCCCTGATTCATCAAGGTTTGGCATCCGACCCGCGAAGTCCTGATATGCGGCCGCCGTCGCCCCCTGCCCGCTGATGATCGACTCGATGGGAGCCTGGGCCGCGGCTTCGAATCCGCCGGAGGCTTCCAAAAATTTCCTCTGAAGACTCGGGTCTTGCTGGAGTTTTGAGATTCTCGCGGAAGTCGATGCTTCGTCCGGCAGAAACTCGTCGAGCTTCGTTACGAAATTGATCATCGCAGTGGAAGACTTCGCGCCCGTAAAATCCCCCATCCCGCCTGTCAGTGCGGCATAGAGTGCTCCGCTCGTTGCAAGATCGGACTCGTGGGCCGCACCGGCTGTCAGTGCGGCAGGAAGGGTTTGGGCCAGCTTGCCGGTGTCGGTGACTCGCGCCATTTGGCCAGTTTTCATCAAAAACCCGGTCGCTTGCTCAGCTGTGGCGCCGGAGATCTTGCCAATGTCGAGTGCGGCTCCCGCGATCGCCCTGCCTGCACCGGTCACATCGTCGGGGGCCACCTGTGCTCCTAAACGGATTGCCTGCATGGCCTGCTCGATTGGCAGGTTTCCACGTGCAGACAGCGCATCGCTGGCCAGAAGGAGCAGCTTTTTCTCTTCGACGCCGGTTTCGCCCGACATCGTCTTGATGTCGCCAAGGAACTTGTCGCGATCCTCGGGCGTCTCGGCGCCGAGGTTTCGCAGTGCGGCCGCCTGAGCATCGGCAACGGTCATCGACTCCTGAGCCGCTCGGTTGCGTGCCTCGATCGCGGCGTTCATTTCGTCGGTCACGACCCGCCATGCAGCGGCCAGGCCGGTCCCCCCAGCAACGGCTGCGGTCATTTTCGCGATCAGGGCGACAGCCTTTCCACCAAATGCGTTTGCCCCCGCATCCTCCACTCGCCTCAATTCGTCGTTTGCCTTGGCAACAGCCAGACGATAGGTGTTCTGGTCGATCGCACCACGGCGTAGAAGGTCGCGGAGTCGCTCCAGCTCGGCGTTGTACCGCTGGACCGGGGTCCGGGTCTGGTCCCACACCCGCTTGCCGGCGGCCGCGGCGTCCTCCTGTTCCTTCGCAGCCTTTCGCGTTTCGGCCGATGTCTGCTTGCTCTGTTCGAGCAGCCTGGCCTCGGCCGCGAGCATGTCGCCCTTGGCCTTCACGGAAGCGCGGCCGTAGGTCTCGGAGTCGATCTTGCCTTTCTGCAAGAGGGTGCTGAGCTGGTCGAGCTTCTGGCGGTACCGCTCAGCGGGGGCCTGGACCTCGTCCATGACCCGCTTGGCCTGGGCCCAGAGCGCACGCTCCTCGGCCGTGAGTTTCCTAGACTTGGCCGATGTGGTTTCGAGCTGCTTCTCCAGCGAAACGATCCGCTTGTTGGCCGCATCGAATGCGGCGAGCAACTCGCGATTGTCGCTGGTCGATTTCAGTCTGATTTCGCCGCCCATATCACCTGGTCCCGGCCAAAAACAGTTCAGTCATGCTCGGACGATACGCCGGCAACGAGCCGGCTAACCACGCTTCGAACTTCACGATGCGGGCGGATCTTCTGTTTTTTTTTCTGCTGTCGCCAGCATTTCGGAGAACCGCACGTCGCAGACGGCTCCGAGGATCTCCATCCAGGTATCGGGCGACGTCGTCACCAGCCGCAACGCCGACTGCTCCATTCGCCCGATCCGGTAATTCACACCGAGGAACGTCAGGCACAGTTCCAGAATCTCGGAGTACTTGACGCCCTCCTCGCTGGCGAAATACCCGTGCAGCACGTCCCACGCCTTACCTGCCTGGTCCCAGAGATCCTTGTACTGGCCCGCAATCTCCAGATGGAACTCGCCGTCCGCGTCGTAGAACATGTCACGCGGCAAGTTGGTCAAGTGCTCGACGCTGCGGATAACTGGCACCGTCCACTGATTGCCGTCGCCGAGCAGGACGTCCCACCCGGCGATCACCTTCGGGCGCACCAGGTCGACCGGCGTCGGCGGGTGTTCTTTGTCGATCCCGATCCAGGTGTCAGGATCCTTTCGGATCTGCGTCCAGGCCTGCTGGTCCGGATAGTAGCCCGCACGCAACGGAGGAACGCCCGCGGTGTTCACGACGACGAAGCACCCACTCTTGCCGCCAGGCCCAAGGGCCCTGGACTCGAAGCGGGAACAGTGCTGCGGCAACACGTCGGAAAAGACGTGCTCCACCCCGCGTCCGTGGAGAAACGCGGAGCGGAAGCGCGTCTGATCGATCATGTCACGCATCAACGCGTCGGCGAAGAAGTAGACTGGAGCTGCCATCACACCCTCGATCACGGAGTCGCGTCAAGAATCGCTCGCACTTCCAAGGCTGCAGCGGCGCCGCTGGCGTTGGTGATGTACAGCTTCGTGATGTCCTGGGTGATCGGATTGGCGATTGGATCGCCATACAGCCACAGCAGCGGCTGGTTCGCGAGAAGCGTGAATATCTGGTCGGGAGCTGAGCTCGAATTGACCTCCACCGTGATGGCCTGATCGCTGGCGAGCAAAATCGCCTTGATCTGGGCATACGGCACCGCAAAGATGATTTCCATGTCGGTCGTTTCGTCGGGAATCGACTTGGACACGGAGACTTCGGACTCGTCCGCGACGACCTTCTGGTAGCCGAGCACTCCCCCGCCATTGCCCGGGGTGTAGCTGCGTTCAAACGTCCTCGAAACTGACATGATCTGATTCCGTCAAAAGTGAAGTGTTGTGGCTGAAACGAACCGAACGATCAGGCGATCACGGACGCCGTGTCGATCGCCAAGCAATCCACCGAACCGCTAGCTGCGCGAATGCCGATCCGCGAGGAGTTCTGGGTCGCATTATTCCCTGCCCCCGTGGCGGTGTCAGGCAGCAGCACGCCGTTGGTCGCCGTGAACTTGATGTGTTGGGCCGTGCCGTCGGCGATGTTGCCCTGGCCGTCGGCTGCCTTGGCTCGCAGGTAAAACACCAGCGACGTGATGGCCGATCCGAGCGAGCTGAGGCCGCCCCACGGCTTCCCGCGACGGGTCAATGTCAGTACTTGGTTGAGCTGCTGGCCACCACCATACGTGGGCCAGAGTAGTCCGCTGGAGCCGCCTTCCTCGTAGGTCAGCCCCGAGGCCAACGACCAGCCGATGTCGCTTTCCAACCAACTGCCGTTCACCTTCACGGGACCCAGCGTGTAGAAACTCGTGATCGCCGGGACCCCCGTCAGTGTGCCGGATCCGACCTGGACCATCGGGGCGTTGGTCAGATCGTACAGACCAACCAGGCGGCAGGAGATTCTCGCGTCCCGTCCGTGATCGGCGGCGATCGTGTCCCACGACAGGAACGCCTTCGCCAGTCGCAGCCGCTCGTTGTACGCATCGGACGTCGCATACCGAAACCCGAGCGACTTGCCCTGGCGGTACTCAACATCCGTGTTGCCGGCAGACAGGTCGCGAATGTAGTTGTCGCCGCCGGCGATGATCGCATCCAGCACTTGGCCGATGGCGGTCGAAGTAAAGGTCACACCAGGCGACTGGCTGTTCACCCCACGAAACAGCGGGTGGATGTGACCGCTGGAGTAGCCGACCAGTTCCTCGTTGTTGACGCCGGCAGAGTGATCCTCGAGCTGCGAGATGAGCGAGCCGCTCGGCAGCAAGATTCCGTGCAAGTAGTAGCGGGTTTCAGACATGTGCAACTCCTATCTGTCAAAGTCTTCTGCGACGATGGCCACGCTGTTGTTGAAGCAACAAGTCCGCGCGTGCGGTGGCGAACCGGCCAATCTCGTCTTGCTCCTCGTCGGTCACTTCGGTGATCTCCGCTCCGAGGTTCGGCAGCCCGGTTCTATACGGCTGCATGCCCGCATAGAACGGCGAGTGCATTGTCGCTATAGCTCGCGTCGGATAGGCCCTGATCGAGGCATAGCCGCGTACCCTCTCACGCAAGGCACCGCTCCGCACCAGCGGCCGGCCTGGCGACAGCGTCTTGCCTGCGCGATACAGGCCCCACTGGATTTTGGTCGTGTTCGCTGAACGAGACTGGTACCTGTATCGGACGTCCGCGCCTCTCTGAAAGTGCCGCTTCAATATCGCGGCGTGCCAGAACTCCAACACATCGAAGTTCACCTGCGTCATGACACGATTCACCAACCGCTGGGGGTCTCCCTCCGCGACAATGCCTTCCAAACTGAGTTCGAACCCGAGGATGAACATCAGCCCTGCCACTCAATTGCGTATTTGACCGCCCAGTACCTCATGTTCGCGGAGTCGCCCGACTCCACGCTGAAAAGCTGTGGTGTCACAAGCCTGCGGACTTCACAGCCCGCCAGGTACTCGCCGGCAGCAAAGTTCGCCTGGATCTCGTCAATCGTGTTGCCTTCAAACTGGAGGAACAGCTCAGTGCTCTCCACGATGTCATCGAGGGACCGGTCTTCGTCCGCGAGGATCAGTTCGAGCGAACCGTATGCGTGCAGGTAGTTTCGATCGCCTCCGGCAGCGAACCTGTAACCGAAGCTGTCGCCCAGGTAGACCACGGCACTGGGAAACACGTCGAACGTCTGCATGTCGACGACGGGGTAGAAGATCCGCTGCTGGAAGGCCGCTTCGGCCGATGTTGCGTCAGCACCGAATATGAGCTTCTCGGATGCGTCAGGATCGTCGTGGCTGAGGCCGCACCGCTCGCGGAACGTCTGGCTGAGCGAGACCAGTTCGACCAGGCCAAGCAGCGGGGCCAGCGACGGTCCTTTGTCGGTGATGTCGTCCCAGAGTCCCACAACCTATGTCCTCGATTGCCGATTCCGGTCGTTCCTTTGGTGCCAGTCGCCACCAATCGCCCTGGACTTCACCCGGCGAAACTCGATCCTCCAGCCGCCCTCGATCTCGTCAATGATGTTTCCCGTGATCACGTACTTGTCCGCGGTAGCATCGCTACCGCGAAGGATCATGTCGGAATTCTGAGGTTGGACCTGGTCGCAATACGGCTGGAGCACGCCACCTTTCGCGTTGGCTGGATCATTACCGACAGTGACGATGATCAACTCGTCCTGAAACTCGTACCCGTTGGCTTCGGCCGCAGACTCCTTCTGCTCCACCAGGGCGACGATCGAGGTGAGCTGGCCGCCAGCGGCGGCGTACTGTATTGTCTCGGCGTGTTCGTCGACATTGAGGAACACGTCGTACAGGTCGCTACTGAGCTGGTCGGCCAACTTCCTCGACATGGCTACTCTCCACGCTGCTCAGAGTTGTTGGGGCTGCCGAGCTGTGGATCGTAGTTTTCGGCGATTTGCGATTCCACGAGTATCGTGCCGATGTCCGGCGCGACGCAGGCATACTCCGCGTCCGTCAGCCTCACCGGCACGCCAGGCGGGAACACAAGACGTTTGATGATCGGGCCGGGCAGAAGCTCGCCATAATGGCCACGCCGTGGTTCGCCTCGCATGCAGCGGACAAACTGCGAGCGGTTGGCCGGCAGCATGACAGTTCGCACCGTCTGCTGCGTCACGACACTTTTCTTCTTCCGCGACTTCGACATCGTTCACTCTCGAGAAGCAGGCGGGACCGGACAAGCAAGCGGGTCCGGTCCCGCCTGTGACAGGCTGGACTACGAACCGGAGAAGGTGACCTCGACGGCGTTCCACCAAGCGCCGTAGCCCATCGCATACCGGGCCTCGGTCATGAACTTGATGTACTTCTCTTCGATGTCGCCGATGCCCTTGATTTGCTTCTGCACCGGCGAACGACGCTGGAAGATGAAGGGCTTAACCGGATCGTCGGTCTTGAACACGTGCATTTTCACCGTGCTCGTGATCCGGGCGCTGGTCGCGATATTTGGCCGAGCGATCACGACGTTGTCGCCACCGTTTGAACCGAGCTTGACGGTCAGAGCATCCTCGAGCGCCTGGCGCAGGACCGGGTTTGCGGCCACCGCAACTTGCTGCTCGGGGGTCATGATGTCGTCGTTGATCAGCTCGCCGGCGGAATCCGTGAAGCTGGCCAGCTTGACGACGGCGGCATTGAACCCCGCTTTCACCTCGGAGGCGGTGATCGCGGTAATGTCTGCCACGGTTTGGGTGACCTTGTTCGACTGCGTCCCACTCTCTTCCCAAGTGTGATCGTCGTCGTAGAAGCACTGGCCATCGAAGCAGATGCTCGACGAGCCGGCCTCCATCAGTTCAAACAGCAACTTGTTCGGATGATTCCCGAATCGCTTGCCCATCTGTTCGATCGGGATCCCATACAGATTGATCCGATCGTCATCCCAGTCAGTCCGCTTGATCTGCACGCTGGACTCGAACAACTGATTGACCAGCGTCCAGTTACTGGCGGCAAGCTCCCTGAAGTCACGGGCGCCGACCCACTCGCGGATCACCGGGATCGCACCGAGAATGGCGTACTCTTCATCGTAACCTGTGGAATCGGTCGACATGCACACCGTCGGGTAGAACGGCGTGGCGGCTTTCACGGCTGCGTCAAACTTCGCGGTGATTCCCCGCAGTTTGACGGTTGCAGAAGCAGTGTCTTGACTCATATCGAGTCTCCTATGTTGAAGCTGAATTGAAGGTTTACTAGACGCACTACAACGCCCGGATCACGGCGTCTGAACGTCGAGCTTCACCCTGATTTTCGTGGCACTGATGTACTCGACGCAGGTGCCGATGTACGTCGCGTTGGTGTCAACGTTGGTCACCGTGTAGTTGTCGGTGGCATAGATCTTGTCGCCGACCATTGCCTGCGTGAAACCGGCTCCCTCGAGCACGAACGATCCCTCGGTGTACAACTCAGCCTTCTTGTCTCCAGCAGAGCCGGCTGAATTGTCGACCTTGTCCACGACAATGCCGGCGAAGTTGTTGTTTCCGCTGTCATCGTCACCCAGAGCAAAGCCTTCACCGGCTCCGCTCGTCCGCTCCCAGAACGCCAAGGTCCCTTGGTACAGCGTGGTAGTCCCTGCCACGGGGGCAGGGATGAGTTTTCCAGGATCCATCGCCTGGATCAGTTGGTTTGCCGTCACTGACATGTGAGTAGTCTCCGAAAGAAAGTGAATTGATGGTTTGCCTGCTGGTCAGGCGACGCGAGCGAAAACCGATCAGTCGGACAGACCGGCGGTGAGCATTTCCTTCGCCGACTCGATGTACTGCTCGACGGTGATGCCGAGGGCATCCAGGCCGCCGAGCTGCTCGAACTCGTCACGGAACTTCTGATCCGGGTCGGCCTTCGGGGGCGTTGTCTCGCCGTCGCCAACGGGCTTCCGGTCCTTGCAGAGCTTCTCGATCAGGGCATCCTTGACCTGGTCCATCGTGTCGAGCTTCAGCATCTCGACCGCGAAGGCCACGTTCTGGCCCGCGATCGAGCAGCGGGTCAGAACCTCGGTGGCATTGGCCTTGGTCGCAGCGACGGCCGCGGCCACGGCATCAGCCTTGGACTTCGCAGCTTCGGTGCCCGCAGCCTCGACGGCCTGGGCGACCTTCTGGTCGATGTCCTCCTGTGTCACCAGCAACTTGCCGCTGGGAACGGGAAACTTCAGGCCGGCCTCGATGTCGGCGATCGTCTGCTCGACGCTCTCGGGCTGCGTCCGATTCTGGACGGAGTACCACAGCGCAAGGACCGCAACGGCCGTTTGACGAGTTGCCTCGGCGCTGATCAGTCCGGCCTTCTGCAAGGCTTGCATCAACTTGGGATCCATCTGGATTTGCTCCTTCTTAGGATCGGGGGTTTGGTGATCGGACTGATCGACAGCTCGATCACGGAAAACAATTCGTTCGAAGTCGTCCAGGTCGGCAATCGCAACAGTGGCGAGAGCGGCCTGGTCGGCTTTCGCAATCACATCATTCAGCCCGGCGTGGCACGGTACCCGCCTGAGCTTTTCGGGGACGTTCTGGAAGTGGCTGAGATCAAACATCAGATCGGCGTCGTCATCGTCGGTGCCCTCGTCAATCACGTCCGCGAACCCCGATTCAACCGCTTCCTGGGGCGTGAACCAGGTCTCCTGGTCCATCCACTCCTCGATCTCGGCGGCGGTCTTGCCGGTTCGCTTGGCATAGATCGCGACCCCGTTGGCCTTGATCTTGTCCAGCACCTCGGCGTACTTCTTCATGTCCTTCGACTCGCCGAACACGCCGCCCGACGGGTTGTGGATCATGATCATGGACCCGGGCATCATCGTGATCGTCTTGCCGACCATCGCGATGATCGAGGCCATCGACGCGGCAATCGAATCCACCCAGACGTCGCACCTGGCCGACTGCCGCCGCAACAGCGAATGGATCGCCATCCCTTCCCACACGGAGCCACCCGGCGAGTTGATGTAGATGTTGATCCGGTCGACCTTGCCGGCCTCCTCAAGGGCGCGGGCAACATCGGCGGCCGACACGCCCCAATAGGCGATCACGTCGTAAATGTAGATGGCGAGGACCTTCTCGCCCGCAGCCATCGTGATCTCAGACTTGAAGCCTTTGAATCGAGTAGTCATGGTCAGTCCCCAACTAAGATGCTTGTGATCAGGGCATTCTCGACATCGTCTGTGCCACTGCCCTTGTCTGCGTCATCGTTCTTTGGCTCGTTCGGATCCGGCAGTCCGAGCGTCTTGCGGCGATCGGCCAGGAGCTTCTCGATGTCCAGCGCCCGCAAAGCGATCGCGGCATCCGATTCGAGCTCGAGCAGCCGCTCGCGGGTCCGCTGGGAAACCACCGTCTCGAAGTCCGCACCGGATGCCGCTGCGATCATGGTCTTCGACATCGTGCCGCCCTCGATCGCCTTGTTGCTTGCGGTGACATCCTTGAGCGGATCGACCCAATCGCGGCGAAATGGAATCCACTTGTGCCGCTGAAACAGGTGTGGCTGCAACAGGAACTCTTCTGGCGAGATGTCGACCAGGCCGGCAATCACCGCCTCGCGGACCAGCTCCTCCCAAAGCCGCGACAGACACAGGTCGACCTGGAATTGTTGCCCCGCGTCGAACTCGATCCTCCCCTCAATCATCGAGGCCCGCTGGCTGGAGAAGTTCATTGCCCCGTAGTTCTTCGTCAGCATCTCGGCCGGGTAGTTGTACCCGGCAGAAGCACGACGATAGAGGGACTCCATGTAGCCGGCGTGGTCGCTGTCTACGCCGGCGCCAGGGTTTGCAAACTCGATGCGGCCCTCGGTGGTCGGGTCGTAGTAGTGGATCATCCCGGGCTCCAGCGACTGCAGCCGCTTGCCCGCCGAATCCGTCGAACTTGCCGCCCCGATGGCTGCTCCCATCGGCCGCACCTTCGGGATGAACGCCGTGAAGCACGCGGCAACCCGCCGCCCGATCACCACCGCTTCGTCGTACTCGCCGGCAGATTTCAGCGTCGTCAGCGACGGTGTGGACGCGGGCCAGCCTCTTCCCTGTCCCGCCTCCTCCTCCTCGTACAGATGACAGACACGGTCCGCTGGCACCTCCACATAGGTTTCGTCCGTCTCGACCGTGTCGGCGGGATCGACCTTGCGGATGAAGTAGCTCGTGACCACGCCGTCCTCGTCCTTCCGCCGGCCAAGGCGCACCCTCGGGTTTCCGTCTTCACGCGGAGGTGTCGCCACCCGCCAGGTCGAGACCACTTCAACCGAGAGCGGCAGCGGCTTGCCCGACGCGGGGCGATCAGAGAAGACCACGAACGCCTCACCATCCCGGTCGATGGACCGCTGAATCAGCCGCTGCAACATCCACAGACTTCGCCGGCCGGCCAGGTCAATCTTGGCGAACTGACGACGAGCCAGTTCCTCGAGCTGGCGGTTCAGTTGCACCGCACGCTCGGCTGTGATCCCGTCTCCCTCCTGGATCTGGGCCTGGACGCTGAGTCCCGTGCCGATCACATTCGTTACTCGGCCCTTTACGTACCCGGCGGCGATCGGGTCGTTCAGGTACATCTCTCGCGAGCGCTCCTGCGCCGTCTGTTGCTCGATTTCCAGTTCGCTATCCGGGGACAGGCGGGACCCGAGCCAGGTGCTGCCGTTGATCCGGCCCGACTTCGCTACATCGCGGACGATCATCTGCTCCTGGAATCGCAGCAGACGCTCGTTCCACTTCCGGGTGGCGTACCGCTGGGGCGCAAGCCGCGACTCGACGGCGTCGTACCAACGGGCAAGGCGTGTTCCCAGCGAGATTTTCGCGCGACTCATCGTCAGATCTCCACGTAATTGATGGCCAGGCCGCTACTGCCGTCGTCGACCTGGGACTGGAGCCGAGCCTCGAGTTGGATCAACGCCGACAGCGAGGCCCGCGTCAGTTCGCGACCATCCTTGGTCCGGTAGGACTGGCCGGTCTCGACAATGACCGAGATCGCCTCCTGCACCTCGGCGAGCCGTTCTGCTGCTGTTGCCATCCAAAAAACTCCAACAAAAAAAGCCCGCATCCCGAGCTACTGCTCGAAATGCGGGCTTTGTGCGTTCAAGTGGCCCTATCGGGTTGTCAGTCGATCCGCGGGAACTCCTCGGTCACGATCTCGACCTTCTGGGAGATGTTGCCTTTGGTCAGGTGGATCTTCAGTGCTACACGTCCATCGAAACTCTTGTTCATAGAAGTTTGGATTGCGGCGACGTAATGGTCGATCGCCTGCCGCAACCGTTTCGAGTTATCCACGTATTCCTCGATCAGTTTATCCATCCAAACATCCTTGTCAACAGCTATCGCTTGAGAAATCCGCCACCTGAGCCGCCAATGAATCCACCTTTGCCGCTAATGAATCCGCCCGAAGACCTCTCATCGGCGATTTCGGCGGCCGCGGCGGCCTGAAATCGCTCGGCCAGATTGTCCCAGATCCGCTCGACCACCATGTCGGCACATGCTGCCGAGTAGACCTCCGTGTCGAGCCAGTGGTTTCCGATGTCTTCGTTGATGATTTTCCAGATCTGCTTTGGATGCTTCGTTTTCGGCGATATCTCGGTGATCCGGGCCTCGTTGGCGATTTGGCGCAGGTACTGCTCGGCATCCTCATTGGGGGTGTTGGTGGCGTACCAGAAGCCCCTGTCGCCCGGCTTCATCGTCCAACGGTCCTGGATGTCCCCTTTGTAGAAGTCACTGTTGGTGAGCCACAAACGCAACCCGCCGATGTACGCTTTGCCCGTCCGCTGGTTCTTCTCGACCAGACTGAACCGATACGGCTCATCATTGGCAAGGTGCGGATCGCCTTTGACTGTGATGATTCTTGCATCGCGCAGATCCCGCACGAACTCCTGCACCTGTCGCGTCTGGAATCCGCTGTCGATGCCGAACATGGAGAGCCGCATCGCCACCTGACCGAGCTTGTTCGTGCCGGCAACTCTCCATTCCCTTTTGAATATGTGCTTTTCCAACGCCTGCAGGGCACTGTCGCGGAGTACGTCGCCGTCGTCATCCACGGTGCGGCGAAACGCCCCCCAGTCCACGAGCCAGGACGTGGCCCCCTCGCCCCATGCACGCACAGACCAGTAGATCTCGTCTTCTTGAATGTCGGCCCCGCCTGTAATGAAGTACGCGTGCGGCGACACTACACCGCGATCAAATGGCCCGCGAATCTTCACGCCGAGCGACGACCAAAGCGGCACCTTGCCGCGGGTCTCGTACTGGAGCGACAGCCAATCGTTGAAAAACGACAGTTTGCCTTCCTCGCTGTCGCGCACGGTGAGCCACTCGGCCGCGGCGTCGCCAAACGAGATCGTAGGCGAGTAGAGCGACGACACGCGGAATCCCTTGCGACGACTCGGGTACTTCGGCGTCCCGACAACGTGGCCGTCCACCACGTCACAGCCTTCCGGCGCCCAGACGCCACGGCGCACCATACCGGCCTTCTCGTGCTGCTCAATCCGGCAGCCCTTCTCGCAGATGTAGTAGGCCAGTTCAGCGGCCTTCTTCGGCGATCGCCAATTGCCCTCGTCGTCCCTGAGGCCCCCGACACCGCCGCACCGCACGAACGGCCCGTCGGCGTGTGGAAAGAAACGCAGCTCCTGGTAGTGGCCGCAGACAGGACACTGAACCCGAAACGTGCGGCGGTCGCTATTCAGCCACAGGTCCCACAGGACGGGCGATTCGCCCACCGGCGCTCCCTCGAACATGACGCACGATCGCCAGAACGCCTTCGTGCGCTGCCGGGCCAGGTTCAGGCTATGCTGCCATCGGTCCACCTCTGAACAGAGCACGATCTTGCATGGTCGGCCGCTGAGACGCTGGGTCGACCCCGACCAGGCGAGGTACACGTAGCAGCGACCGAGATCCAGCCAACGATCGTTTCGCGCCCGCTTCGGCGGGATTCGGTTCTTTAACGCGGGGGTTGCCTCGCAGACCTTGTAGACGAACTCTCGCTGCTCTCGGGCGTAGATCATGTCCGGACCGGCGAGCATCATCGGAGCGGCGTCCACCTCACCCTGGCTGGTCAGGATAGCACGAATGGCCTCGGTCTTGCCGACTTGCGTGCCACCGATGAACACCACTTCGCGGTACTCGTAGTCGTCGACGGAGTCGATGATATCGCGCAAGTACTCGCGGCCGACGAACGAATACGGTCCGGGATCTGCTGAGATGTCCGCGGGCAGACGGATATTCTCCTCGCACCACTGAGACCGGACCGGTGGCACGACCGGCGACCAGGCGTCACGGGCCACGCGATCCAGGTTCGCGTAATGACCGCCAATCCAGTCTTGTCCGAATGCACTCACGAGCATCAGTAGGATTTCACACTTCCTGATCATCGTATTCCGTTTCCGTCTCGCCGTCCTCAAGCCTGGCTGTGTCCGCAATCGCACCGTAGGTGCGGTGGAGCACATCCAACACACGAAGCCGGAGCCTCCCGGCTGCGTCCGCGGGGAAACCCTCCTCTACGGCAACAGCCACGACCAACTCGGGGATCTGGTTCAGGATCGCTTTGGCCTCGTGAATCCGACGCTCCATGCGTCGCAGCAGAGGGTCGACCGGCGCCACCTCGCCGAGCTGCTGTCTGAGCTTCAGTTCCTTGAGTTGGCGGTCGACAGCCATGATCTTGCCGCGTTCCGAGTCGTTCTGGTCGGCCGATTCGCCCCGCTTCTGCTGTCGCCACTCCTCGATCGCAGCCAGGTCGTAGCTGCCAGGTTCGCCCGGCATCCCCTCGGAACTCCAGTAGGCGATCGTCCTGGTCGTCACACCAAAGTGGTTGGCCACCTGTGCCCTGGTCGTCGCGACCTGGTAGACCGCGTACCCGTTGTCGATGAGCCAGTCGGCCACCGCCTCCGGCAAGAACAGCCGCTGGCCATTGACCTGCTCGCACGGGAGCCCGGCCTTGATGAATGACTCCAGGCGGACGCCGTCGATGCCAAGCCTGGTCTTCAGGTCATTCTCGCCGACCATGGGTCACCCGATGAGTTTGAGGCCTTCAAGCGGATCGGCTTGCTTTTCGGGCCGGCCTCCGTTCTTCCGCACGGCGCCGGCGGTGTTCTTGCCGTAGAGAGTCCAGACGTCGGGCATACGATTCGACAACCAGAATGTCTGTGCTCGGATGTCGCCCGACGTTGCCTTCTCATACAGGGCGAGGATGACCATCGTATCGGCAATGGCCTGCCCTTGCTCCCACGCGACCCGCAGTTCTTCGAACTTCTCCAAGACCTCGTGGAAGATCTCGACGGAAACGCCGAGGATTTTTGCCGCTTTTTCGGCGTCTGTCCCGGTAGAAGCGAGCGATTTGACAATCTTCGGCAGGCTGTCGTTTGCCCGGATCAGACCGGAGATCGGCGCGAGCACAAACGGGACAGTTGCATACCGCTTGGGGATTCGCATGAAACACCTCCTGCGACAAACAGAAAACGGCAGCCCAGCAAGACGGCTTACGCTGCCGTTTTCTGCTCGTGTCAATGACCTGCCGGCCTATCTGTTTTACACCACTCTTGGGAGATCGGTCAACCGTCGCGCAGTTGCCGACTTGACGTCGCCAAGCCACGCAACCGAACCTGCAATCTAACTCGAACTCCGCGCATGATCGGTCGCTTGTGCAACCGGGTCGCTACGCCGCGTCCCACAACTTGAGCAGCAAACACAGGCTTGGCTGCCAGTAGTGCTACAGACCCTCGCGCAACAGAAACATCGCGGGCCGCGTCCGGAGCCTGAAACAACGGGCATTTGCCGCCCGGGCATGGAGCAGCGGCGCTCGCCGCCGGAGCCACGATCATCGCCACGGCCACCACAGCCAAAACTATCAACAACATCGAACATTTCACGATCGCCTCCTTTCAAGAAGAATCACAACGCAACTCAGCGGAAATCCCTTCGCTCTTTTTTGTCGCCCGGGTCGGCTACCAACACGCACGCGAACCAGATGCCTCGCCATGCCCCGTAGAACACGTGAGGTGAGCTGGCGACACGCCAGTGACCCGGCGACTGCTCCCAGCAACGGAACATCTCCTCGCCCAACTCAACCAGCGGCGACTCAGCCTGCCAGGTCCAGCTCTGGGCACAGATCTCCGTCGCCACCATCGACAACTCGCCGGCGACTCGGTCAAAACGGGACAGGAACCACTGGTGCCCGCCGCGGTTCCGTGTGGCCATGTACTCGGCATGCCCCTGGGCCAGCTCTTGCAGCAGCGGGTGCCGGTCTCCGTTGAATACCCGCACTCCTGAATACCGACGGCCAGCGTATTCGAGGGCTTCGAGTGGGGTCATGATTCGACGTTTCCTGAGTGGACGGTCCTCTCGTCGGGATCCGCACTACAACCGCGATACCGCCCCCTCTAAGTAGCGGGGGTGTGTGAGGGTGAAGGCCTTAACTGCGATTTACGTACACGTTTGTCGGAACGCGAAGGGGGT